TTGAAAACCAGGGGAAGGTGCTGATCGCCTTCCCCATTTTAATAACATAACAACAACATATTATGAGCAACAAGTTTATTAGCAAAGGACAGAGGAATGTCTGTGTGACGTTTGTGAAGTATTATCCTGTGTTGATGCAGGTTATTATGTTAGCCAGCATTTTTGATGAGTTTTATCCTTTTAGTATCACTAATTGGCTGTATCCGATATTAGGTCATTCTCTATCATGAGACCTATTTCTCTTGGCTTTTTCAAGAATGTTCAGGTTTTGTATATGGCATAGGTTATTGATCTATAGTATGATTTTTAATATCTGTGTAGAATGGGTTACGGTTAATATTGAGATGCCTATTGAGCACAATATCGTAGTGTGGTCTGTTATGGCTGTTACTCTTTTGATAATCATTGCCTCTATTGTTTTAAGGTTTAAAACAGGATGTTTTGAAAATGAAAGAAATTCTGACAGAGACGCTGCGTAAAAGCGGTGCGGCGGTATGCGATAAGATAAAGGAGATGTTTTTAAGCGGGGAATGCGATCATCTTACAGCCAACGATCTTGAGACATGGACGCAGCTTGCTAATCCGGCTAAGTACTATACCGGAGAAGAGGCTGTTTCTTATCTTAATGTAACTTCTAAAAGATTTTATGAATATCGTAAGGCTAAGTTAGTTCCTGATCCGGTTAAGATAAAGGGATTCCCTAAACCTTTATATACGAAAGTCATGTTGGATGAGGCTATAAAAACCATATCCGGTATGAGTGAAAGAGATATTTATATGAGGATCTTGAATGCTAAATCAAGAGAATCAAGAGCAAAAGAAAGGAGGGGAGCATGATCACTAATGGTGAATTTGTATCAAGAGTCGTAAACGGTATTCATGCCCTTGACAAAGATTCGCATGTTAGTCGGAGATGGATATTGAATATCGGTAGAACTAAAGCCGAATCTTATACAGCACAGAGGTGGGATGACGGAACGTTACTTGGCGACCACCGGCTCCTAACTTACGTTACTTGCCTGGAGATGATTGAAGTTGATAAAATAGTTTGCTGCGATGCCGAATTTGCGTTATGTAATACGCTTATGCGGTCAAAGCATAAACTTCCAGGACTTCTTTATTCTGCCCTTAGACCGGCTATTACCAAGGTGACTAACGTAGATAACACCATATTTTTTAAGTTTGCTGAAATAAAGTCGTATCGTAATGAACAAAAAAGACCGTATGCTAAATACGTTAAAGAACGTCGTCCTTTTTATTATGTAGAAAACGACTATATTTATATACCGGATTTCCATATAGAGCTTATTAACGTAGAGTTCTTTACAACAAGAAGAAAGAAGGCGCTGGAGTTAATGGCCTGCGATCCTACACCTAAAGGGTGTGAGTCTGAATGGGAATACGAATTTATCTGCCCTATTAAGTTAATTGAGTACGTAGTGGCAGAGACGATAAAGGAAGTAGCATTCAGGCTACAGATTCCTGTCGATGAAAATCCGAATCTTGATTCCAATCAGAAAAGTCAAATTGTTCAGTGATTCTTTTTATTGGGCACCCGGCCATAGCTATGTAGCCACGACCGGGTGTTTTTTTGTACTATTTCAATGCAAGAACAGGGTTTCCCCATTTTCTTTTCCATTTATCTCCGAGGTAATTTATCAAGGAATTGTAGTCTTTAATAAAACCGTCATCAATAACAGAGGCTATGACGTTCTCTATGGCTATTATATCATTGAGCTCATCTTTACTGGCAGTATTCCTTATCCCATCTTCATGTTTATTAAAAACAATGAAATTAATAGCTTTAGCAACTCTTTTTATATTGTCTTTCAAGTCATTCTTGTTTGAAACTATTCTACTTATCGCGCTGCACATCCTGACGTATGCATCACCGGCTTCGTTCCGGTTTTCTATCAATCCATCGGTAAGCCATATAACCACCTCAGTGTAAATTTCTGGATCCATCTCTAATGCAATCATAACAAACAGATATGGATTTACATACCATTTTTGATCTACTCCTTTTCCTTTTTTGTAGGCAAGGTCTAATTTTCCAAGATCCATTACACTGCTGATATTCAATTTGTTATTATTGAGTAGAAGATTTCTTCTACTCAATAAAAGCTTATTTTCCAGCTTATTAACTAATTCAGTACACCTTTCTTTAAATGATTCAGTTTCTATTATATGACTCAATTGTTTTGGAGCCAAACCTAATTTTTCTCTTTTAGCAGACAAGGCTTTCATTGCGTCAGTTATACATATGTAACCATCTTTAGACATAACAGACACATTCATTCCTAACAAAACTCGATCTTTTGATTGTAAAACAACATTTGATTTCATAACTTTACTACGATTTTAATTTTGTAAAATATAAGTCTACCTGTCCGTGAGGATCGGTAGACTTTGCAAATATAGAATAGTATTTTGATGCAACAATACATTCTAATGTTAATTATCTGAAATGTATAATTTTAATTTTTGAATGATGAAAAGAACATCAATACAATCACCGTATTTTGCAGCCTACTACCATCGTCTTATGAAGAGAAAGAATGGTTTTAAGAAAGGCATGATAAGAGACAGAGGAGAGGTTTTAAGACTGTTGTCTATTATATGGAAAACCGTATCAGAGCATTATGTGGAAGCTGATGCTGGTGTTTATATAGATAATGTGGGTTACTTATGCCATGTGCTTATACCCGGCCAGCGCTTTCCCGTAAGGCGGGACCTGGACATCGTGAGCAGGCTTGGCACCAATGGCTACCTCTATAACCACTTGGCTATGGATTTCGCAGACTCCAAAAGATATTACCATTTTGTAATACAAGATAGCTTGAAAAAGAAGTTGAGGGTTAAAATGAATAAAGGATGGAGATACCGATTTATGTACAATGAAATACTTGCTAAAAGAAGGGTGTTTAAAGATTTTCAGATTAAGAGAGTTTTCGAAGATAAAGAATTAGGACATAGAAAGTCGTAGAAAAAAAGTAGCGATCACCCTTTGTAGATACAGGATAATCGCTACTTTTGCATATCCGTCTACCTTCTCAGGCTGGCGGATATAAAAAATCATTCCTATTATGGGAACAAAGATAAACAATTTTCAAAACAATGCGAAGAACAGTAACATTATTTTGACGTCAGAATCCAACGAAATGGAATTTAGTAAAGAAATTGAAACTGTATCATCTTTCAAAAATTCAGATTTTGTAGAGTTAAAAATTATTGTCATTGATCATGAACCGTATTTTATAGGGTCTCCTATAGCTTCATTTTTGGGATATACAAATCCAAGAAAAGCGATAAGGGATCATGTTGATGAAGATGATAGGATGATAATGAAAGTTCCTGATACTCAAGGGTGGAACGAAACGTTCCTCCCCTATACCCCAAATACTAAAATATTGATAATCAATGAGTCTGGTCTATACAGCTTGATTTTTGGATCAAAGATGGATTTTGCTAAAAAATTCAAGAAATGGGTAACATCTGAAGTTCTTCCTTCTATAAGAAAAACGGGTTCCTATTCTATAACACCGAAAGACTATCCATCTGCATTAAGAGCATTAGCTGACGAGATTGATGCTAAAAATAGAGCCATAGCCGAGAGAGCGCAAGCAGAGGCGGAGAGACAGCAGGCGATAAAGACCATAGAAGAGCAGCGTCCCGATGTGGAGTTTGCGGAGTCGTTCAAGAAAGTTGATCATGAAAACATGTGGTTGATTAGAGATGTGGCGAAGAAGCTTGAGCAGAATGGAATCATCATCGCCGAAAAGAATCTCCGTTTGTTTCTTGAGGAAGTCAAGTTCATGTTCAGGAATGGGCAGGGTAGATGGGAGTTATACAGTGACATTGTTAAAAACAAATTTGGTGTTTATCGATCTTATTTTGTGGATAAGTATTCTGGGGAAAGAGTTAATCAGCAAACCATCTACATGACAGGAGCCGGATATGAGGCTACACTTAAGGGGATAAAGGAAAAGTGTAGGAGCCTTTTCTTGAAGTATGGTAAGTTTGAAGATCCTAACTTTTGAAAATACAAAATAGGGCATTAGACAGATTATTTATATCTTTGTGGAGGTCAGGTTCGTTTCCTGTCCTCCATTTTTTTTAAAATAATGACAGTCGAAGATTATATCATAGAGTTAAAATCGTCTTTAAGATCATTTGACAAACGTGATCTGATAGATGAGGTATCCATCTATAAATGGGTAGAGATCGCCCTGAAGAAGTTTGGAGGCGATATTACTATGCGCAAGGAGGCGGTAGTGGACGTCAAGCGAGGACAGGCTCGTATGCCGGGAGATTACTTTGATCTTATTCTGGCATTTAAATGCGATTTCAAGGGATATGAGGTGCCGGAAGGTGATAAGGTAATACCAGAGCTTCAAAATACAATAGCTTGGAAAGAACGTACCGAAAGAAGTTATAGGTGGTGTTCTTGCGATGAATGTTGTAAAGACGAATGCGAGAAAGTGATAGTTGAAAAATTTTATATCAATGTTCATGATCGCGATCATGAAGTTCGTTGCTATTATGACCGGCCGGTAATGTTAGGTCTTGCTAAGCCTATGCTTCGTGATTCTTGTTTGAGTAGATGCCGGAATAAGGTGGTCAAGGATAGTCCGTATGAGATAAATATCGTAAACGGATTCCTGTATGCTAATTTCGATGGACCTATTTACATGCAGTATCGGTCTCTTCCCTTTGACGGAGAATCTAATATAATTATACCAGATACGCCTCAAGGCCTGGTTTTGGATTATGTAGATAATTTTGTAAAGATGAGATTCTTTGAGGAACTGATGTATAATGGAGAAGCACAAGGTGCTGCCGATTTATTTAAGTTGTATGCACAGCAAGATTTGGTTAAGCTGAAAAATGCTAAGACCGAACTTAAGATGATGGGTATGACATTGAAAGGCATGTACGAACCTCTTAGACGGCGCCGTGCTGAGTTTGAGATATATACTAAGGCGTATCCAGTTATTGACGATATACTTAAAATGGTATGATTGAGGTAGTTTTATTTATATACTTGTCTGGCGTTATTGCATCTATGATTGTTTGGTCAATCAGGCAATTTAAAGGAGATGCAAGTTTGGTAGAGACAATGTACTGCCCAATAGTATTTTTATCGAGTTGGATATACGTATTCGAAATATTAAAAAAATAAATAAGATGTTAGAAGTTAGTGCAAGCGAAATAGTAACTGCCGACAAAATGAGAGGCGTAGGACCGGCAAACATCATTTTCACAGCCGGACCTAATCCGGTAGCTGAAGATCGTAGAGGCGTAGCTAAGGTAACGGCTGGTGGAGAGAGTAAGAACGTTACAATCACACAAGCTGCCGGCGAGCAGGTCGTTGTAATTCCTGAGTTCGATTATCTTGTTCTTAGATACGGATGGGAATCAGAAGACGGTTCTGATTTTGATACTGCAACTGGGTTCACCAATACAGGCATCTCGGATGTAGATAATAAATACGTTGGATGGAGTAAGCAGTGGGCTACTACCCAACAACAGGTAGGTGATTACCTTATTTATGGTGGTGATAACATGCAGTCAGGACTCGAAGGGGCACTTATTAAGATGAAGACCTTGCTATCAGCGCCGGGCATGGACGAGTCGGAGCCTAATATCAATGCTGATATCTATGGTAATTGGTATGGAAATAGAGGGCGAGGAAATGTCGTTGTGTCTTTTACAGCCTACCTCGGAGGAGAGATGGTTAAACAAGGATTTAACTTCATTAACGAAGGCGGCGAAGAAGTTTACTCCGACAGTATCACTACCAACGTTTTGGCTCATGGTGAAACCAATTACCAAAATATAAAAGGTTTGTACACTAAGATGGGTACGATGGTCTACAATAAAGAAAAACGAGATTGTGTAATCGTAATAGGGTAATGGCATGGAAGATCTGTGGAGTAAATACGATAAGATAAAAGAAGTCTTCTATAGGGATTTCGTTTATGATTCCAGCTACACAGAGCAGGCCTCGTGCATCCCACTGTCGTCGGTGAAGAACGGGGTAGGCTGGGTCGGCGACGGAACCATTAACCTGGCCCAGTATCTTCAGCTTGTATATACGGAAATGATTCTTGGTTACAAGACAAAAGATGATGTTCGTAATGCCATACTGGTGCTTACCCGTCTTGCCGATACTACTTATGATCTATTTTTTAATAACAATAAAGGTATTTATTTCAAATTCGAAAAAGGATTTTTCTTAAGAGACGATATCCATAGCGAAGATGCAAGCAAATTCGATCTTACCAAAATAAGTTCCGGGTACACTAATGGTATAGAGTTAAAAGACGAAGATCCATGCTTCTCTCCATTCACTTCACAAGATCAGATCTGGAATCTGGCTCCTATATTAGCTTTCTTGTCAGAAAAAGGATTTGAAGAAGCCAGGCAAGTAGGATACGATATTTTTGAGTACGTTATTAGGAACAGACACAAGATATACAATCCTTATTACAGTGCCTTGCTTCATCATTGGACATTCCTTCCTGATATGGATACCGATAAGGTCAAGCCGTGGGATAGGGTTAGCAACCGTAACAAGAATCTTAAATACAAAGTTAAGGTTAAGAGAGGAGCCAACAACTGGTATTTTTCAGGAGGATTCAGATGGGCTTTTAAGAAGTTCGGAGGCGAGTGTAGTACATTCTGGCATTGCCTATGGTATAAGCCATTTATATTCTTAGCAGATAGAGTATATCATCCATACGTATGTAAATGGTTTGGTATTAAAGTTAAGAACAATTCTTACTATTGTCTTGGATCCACAAATGAAAAATCATGGTACGGTCCTGGATTTAATAAGAGGCTGGTTAAGTTCTTTAATAAGTCTTTGGAAGGATCGGAGTTATTTATGCCTCATCTTGTCTTCTTGCAAGAAGCCGAATGCGTTGAAGGAGATAAACTCAGGGCCTATTTAGATAAATGGGAATGGGATGGTGTTAATTCACCTATTGAATTTTTGATATTGTGTAACTGGTACAAAATTAAATTCGGAAAATGAAAATCTATTACAATTCTAAGATAGCTAAGTTGTTTACGTTCATTGACGGCTATAAAACAATTATGCTGTTTGGAGCCGTATTTACCGAACGTGATGCCATATCATTAAAGGCAGAATATCATGAAGGGACGCATTGTAATCAATATCAGGCGTTGTTTGCTACGGGCTTTATAATCATCTCAATCATAGCATTAGTATCTGGTCTTAACGGCCATGCAGGATGGTGGATGTTGTGGCTGCTTACTATCCCGGTATTTTTGTACTATGTATGGTATCTGGTTGAATACCTAATAAGATTGTGTATATACCGGAATCACAAGAAAGCATATCACAATATCGTATTTGAAAGAGAGGCCTTCGATCTTGAAAATGACTGGAACAAACCTGGTATATTTAGAAGAGAGTCTGAAGGGTTTAGTTTCTTGAAATATTACAGAAAGGAGTATTATCGTGAGTAGGAGAAGATATTTTGAAGAACAAAGATCTGGTAATGGAGCTATTTATCATTGTGTAAAAACAGAAATAGAACCTGGAGATAAAATCAGATTATTTAATTTAATGAATAAAGTCAAATCCGATACAATTAGCCAGGATAAGATAAATAGTGTACTGAATCAACTTAGAGAAGGTACGGCTTTTAATATTCATACCCAGAGTCCAGTTTCTTTTTCGTTTTCAAGCACCTCTACCGGTTATGAACCAATGTCAATACTGATTACATTTGACCCGTATCCTACAAGTGAACAACAGGGTATTATATACAAGTTTCAGATAAATGACCAGAGGTACGTTTTTATGTTTTCTAATAGATACGATGGAATGAGAGATCTTATTAATAATGCAGATGAAGATGTTGATTGTATTACTTCTGCAACAGAGAAGAGTAGTATGTATCGCAATGATTCTTTTATATATTTGTGTAAATTATGAGGAGGAGATTCGAATATAAAGAAAGGGAGCTTGAAGACTTTCTTATAAGGTTTTATCCGGCTGGCAATTACACATGGATAGTTCCTGATGGCTGTAGGGAGGTTGATGTGTTTCTTGTCGGAGGAGGGGGTGCAGGACATAATGGAAGCGGTGGAGGTGGCGGCTATACTAAAACCTTCAAAAAAGATACATCCGGATGGAGAGACGGTGATGCTATCTCTGTTGCACCGGGTCAGTCAATTCCGATAACAGTTGGGAAAGGAGGAATTGGAGGGTATTCTGAAGTTGCCCCCAACGGTGGATACTCTCAATTCTTAAATTCAAGTTATAGAGCTAAAGGCGGAAATGGTGCGGGTAATGGTTATCCAGGCGGAAGTAATGCCGGAGCATATACTGGTGGCAACGGCGGAAGTGGCGGAGCAGGAGATGATTCAGATACGGCTAAAGCGGGTTCTGATGGATCTAACGGAATCGGCGGCCGCAATGAAAATGGCTCTCTCTATCCAGCTGGTTCCCTATATGGCGGAGGAAAGGGTCAAAGGCATACAACCCGCGATTTTGGCGAACCTACTGGGAAACGAAATGCCGGAGGTGGTGGTTCAGACAGAAATATAAATGGGGGCATGGGTGGAGAATCCGATTACGACAAAGGATGCGGAACTGGAAATGGCAATAGAAAAAGTGGCGGTTACGGTGGTGGCGGTTGTGGTACTTACGGTAACGGCGGTGATGGCACTGTGTTAATTAGGGGTAAAAGATATAAATCGTAAGTAGATGTTATGAGACGAAGATTTGAAAATGTTAATATGGCTATGGGTAATTGTTTCTCTCCTGTAATGGAGAGAAACAATTTCAATGGAATAATATTGTAGTTAATAGTCCAGTATATATAACTCCAATAAGAAGAAAGAAATTCAAGATAAGTTTTGGAGAATTTGATTTATCCAAAGTTTTGTCTAATGTATCATCTAATCGTGATATTATAATAAGAGATAAATCTGCATATACATTTCTATTGTTACTTCTGTCTACTGATCATTCTAAATGCAGTTTGTTTAATAATCATCTAACAGTTAATACCCAGGATTTACCAAGATATATTTTTTACATTGATTCCGAACATGAGGAACTGTATTCATACAAAGACGGGGTTTTAGAAAGTAATGTGACGATAATGGATCCAGTTGATGATTATTTCTATAATTATATTGATATTCAAATAAGAAATTTCAATGATAATCCTATTCCTGATTTTTATGTAGGTGTAGTTGATAATATTGGAGACTAAAAAAAGTTTATAATATGAGAAGAAGATTTGAATTTGACAATAATTCAATTAAAATACCATCCAAAAATGGAGTATATTATTTTTTGAGAGACGGACAATCGGTAGGAGGGGGAGCAAATTCTGTATCACCACAAGAATTAGTTAGAAACGGAGAAGGAGTATTGTGTGTGTTTAATAAAAGACATGTTCTTATACTTCCATCATCATCACATCCATCTGCCAACTGGGGGCGTTCAGGTGAGATAGCTCAGGGCGTTACTGATTTTCAAAGTATGCCTAATGTATATTATACAGAAGAAGCTTTTCAAGGAGAAAATGATAGCATTAATTTCTTAAACAAATATGGAGATGTTGATGAATACGGATTTTATAAAGCCTCGTTGATAAAATCTCCATCTGGAGCCATAAATGGAAGAATACCCTCTATAGGAGAATTTATGGTTATGATAAATGCATCAGAAAATAACATTTCGGTTATTAACGATCATTTATCAAATTTCCCTGTTTATACACCTATAATGTATAACACATCTTATAATAGTTACCTCTCGTCTTCTCAAAATGGTGAGAATTATTACTGGGGTTGTAATTTTCATGATCTATCTTTAACAGGAGACTACCATAAAGCTATGGCGCAAGGTTTTGTTATTCCAGTAGCTTCTGTTGTGTAAGTTAGTTCTTCTTTTGCTATCTTTGTGACAAACAGTTATAAAATGGCAGCAGAAGATAACAGAAACATAGCGATTCCTCAAACAGGTATGAATCGCGATCTGCATCCGTCGAGTCTTACGGATCAGCATTATACGTTTGCCTTGAATGCCAACATCGAATCCGAGGACGGTAATGTTGGGATGAGATCTAACGAGCATAGTAATCTTAAATGCATTGATTTCGATGGGTTTAAAGTTATTGGTTACAAGAATGATCTTACTTCAGGCAATATCTATTTTTTTATAACAAATCCTGAAACAGGCGTATCTAAAATAACTTATTTCAAGCCTGAATCCGATACAAGTATCTTATCCGATTCCGATATAGAATCTATGGTAGAAGGATCGGAGTCGTTGTGTTCTGGCATGAAAACTTTGCTGGAAGACAACGAGCAAGATCCGTGCCTTAATTTCTCTATCTATCATCCTATAAAAACCATAGAAATAAAGACAGAGAAATGTGGGAAATGCATTTACTGGACTGACGATTATAATCCTCCCAGGTATGTTATTGTAGACAAGGCTCTGACTCCTGATGATGAAGGTGATATATGGTATCATTATCATGGGTATAAGATATGTGATAAAGAATACGATAGGGACAAGTTCATGCAGGAGAATGGTTGTTTTCTGGCTTGTGAGAAGCTTAGGGTGTTTCCGCTGCTGGATCAGCCATGCGTGGAGCCGGTACAGATAGAGTACGGGGGCAGCCTACGTGCGGGCGTGTATCAGTTTGCTGTGGCCTTGTGCGATGAATTTGGTAACGAGAAAACTAACTATACTTCATTGACTAACCCTGTTCATGTATTTGATGAGCAATATATTAGGATAAATGATGGTAAATGGGGAGAAAGAACTAATCTTGGTATAAGACTTAAGGTGTCTAATCTGGATAGGCAAGTCAGCCATTACAAGGTGGCTGTTATTCAGAATACTGTAGGATACAATGGCGAAACACAACCTGTAGTGGATTATTTTATAGAAGGTATTCATCCTATTACAGAGAAGACCATATACTATTATTCTGATCTTAATAATAAGAGGACAACATTTGAACATATTTCTTTAAAAAGAGCCATATATAATACATCAAGAGGAATAGTGTCAGTCGGAAACCGTCTTCTTCAATATGGTCTTACGGCAGAAAAAGAATGGAATTTACAGCCTGTAGTTTCCCTCATGGGTCATTTCTTGAAATGGCAGGCGTCTGTAGCCCACGAAGATTTATATAAGGATGGTAATGCTTGTTCGTTGTATGTGGGATATATGAGGAATGAAGTGTATCCGTTTTCTATCTCGTTTAAGACATCTACTGGTTATAAAACTCCAGCATTCGTTCTTGTTCCCCCACCTTCTGATAAGGCAAGAGAGGAAATGAACAAAGACAGTATCCCATACCAGTCTATAAACGCATATGCTCCGGATTGTTCAGGAGTGGAAAGGAAATATGTATGGCAGTATAGCAATACGGCAGGAGATGGGATATTGATTGACGACGATGCGGTTGTTATAGATGAAGAACAGAAAGAGTGTAACAACCCGGCTACCGTAGGTCAAACTGTTATAGTGGAAAGCAATTTTGCCACTTTTAAAGGTAAATCAAGATTTATTATCGATTATGATGATATTGTAGGAACCCCTATAAATTATTTGTCTGAAAATATAGGTCTTGTAGCTTGTAACAATAAGGAGAATGGAGACAATGAAAGACAGATATGCGATATAGCTACCAAATACAGAGAAGACGGAACACAGGATTATATGGAACCAATTGATCATATTGGGTTGCCAGAAATGGAAGGAGACTGCGAAGTTCCCCATCGTCAAGAATCTATATTGTCTGCTCCAGTTCCACTAATAACAGGCCTTGTAGAAGATTATATCTATAAGGTTCTTAGCGAAATGGAACACGTCTCTACAGATTATCTATATACCACAGGAGGAGAAAATCAGAATAAGTATTCTGTGTTGTTTAATTACGAGACAATGGATTCTTTATCTGAATGGATGGAGGAAGCATTTTTTGGGTATAGCGCTGGCAGCATATCAGGTGATGGCAATCAACACCTTTGTTCTGAGTTTTATCCATACTTACAACCTGGATCTGTTTTAAAAACCGTGTCTGATGCTATATACGTATTAGATACCATGCCTTGTACATGCGGATGTTATATTGAGAGTTATTGCTCTGATCCTACTGTGTCAAGAACTGATTATAACAACTTTCAGAATTATAATTATCTTCTTGGAAGTTATATTCTTCATATAGATGGATGGAGCCAAAAGATAAATGATGTAGGAGATTGGCGAGCCGGTAGATCTACCAGTACAGTCATAAATAATCAGTATAGATCAAAGAACGGACCCAGGTATTGTATTGAGCAATTTTGGCCTGAAGCTTCTGAGAAGTTGCAAGATATGATATATAAAAATTCGGATACCGGTATAGATGAAACTGATTGGAAATTTGAAGGGTATGTAAACAATGCTACATTTAATAATCCTACAGGGGATAAGCTTAATATTGGATTCGCATCTGAATTTGTGGTATGGAAGTTTGTCAGAAATGTAATGACAAATGCAAGATTTATTAGAATCAATAGACCAGAAGAGTGGGACATAGAAGGTTATAAAGACGAGAACAAAGTTCTTTATCTTGAAGCTCTTGGAAAGGTAGATGGCATAATGGATGCTGTGTCTACCAATTACGTTCGTGTTTCTTTTTGGAAGGATGTTGAAACATGGTCCCCTCTTGGAATAGTACCAGTTGAATTTGATAGACCTGAGTATGAATCATCTCATTCCGTTATTGTTAACATAGCAAGACCGGCTTTCGGAGAAATAAATGAAGAGTTTTTTGATTCTATAGGTCAAAATTATTTTTATGTTACAATAGAATCTCCTATTGTAGCAGTTCCTTGGATAATGACGTTTAGACAAATTCAATTTTGTTCTTATAAAAATTATGATACCCCAGAAGAAGAGGAAGAAGAAGGAAAGAAGCCTTCCCGTGCTATTCTTGGAGTCGCTTTTGCTACAGGTAAAACTATATATCCGTATATTTTTGGTATAAGAGAAAAGGAGGTAAATAAGATTGATTTGTCTGTGGATTCTATAACACTTAGATCAACTGTCTTATTTGCATCAAAATGTCAGACATGTGGAGATAGGCCCATCAATTGCAAGCCTCGTCCTTATAAATACGGGGATTTTGCATATTGGGAATCATCTGAGAAATATCCTGCTAATTTTGAACTTTATGATAGTAGCAGGATGAAAATAGACACAGGCAGATCTTATGGTGATCCAAAAAAATCAGAAGCTTATTCTAATATTATGAATAAGTTAACAGAATATTATGGTGCTCCTTTGTCAGACAAAAATGGATTATCTTATTTCAAGGGTCATTCTTATGGAGGGGTAGATACTTCTACCGTATTTTGCCAGCAACCTATACGTCATTACCGGTTTCCAGATAATAAGCATATACCATTCATTAACAGTGATGAACGTGGATATGACATAGCTTCTGAAATATATCCGGTAGGTATTATGGTAGATGAGAACACCATACAAGTGTTTTTGGATTTTGCAGTGGATTCTGGTTTGATTACGCAACAACAAAGAAATACGATTGTAGGATATGAACTGTATCGTGGAGATAGGAGACTAAATAGGTCGGTTGTGGCTTCAGGATTAGCCTATGATATGCTTAGATACATAGGAGACGATGGTAATGTGAATATCTATCCTAATTACCCATATAATGACCTGTCACAAGATCAATATAATTATACGTCTGGCAAAAGAGACGAGTTTATATCCCATCCTTTCGACAAAGGAGGAAACGTGTGGTATTCATTCTGTTCACCTGATATTTATTTTAACAAGCCCGAACTTCCAAATGAAGTATGTATAGACGGGTTTCAAAGAGGAATGTCTGTAGGCAGTTTTATACCTGTCGAAGATCATCCAAAATGGACTATCTTAGGTCCTGCCGCTTATACGATGGCTGCGTCACTTGCCGCAGTTGAATCAAGTGCCACAATAGCCGCTATGATAGCAGAAGAGCTTCAGATAAGGGCTCAGTCTGGATACATAGGAGGGTCGGCTGGTCTTACCGGAGGAGGATTCCTAACGAATTTAAGTGTGGCCATGCTGTTTTCTTCAATGGTGTCAACCATCAGTCAGACTCTTGCTAAAGGCCCGATATTGTACGGTAAGTACCGTTATGATTGGCTTAATACGTTTATAAACAATGGACCAAGACGTAATCATGCATGGTATTATACTTCTGTGGGATTATATAATTCAATGATAGGCATAACAGATCAGGATAAGTATGAACGAAATTTTGCCCGTGGTTTATCTTCTGTTAAGTACATTAAGTCTGGCGTATATCCGATGATGGATGCCAGTATGTCTTCTAAATGGGGAACCGGTAGAAATGATAATGAGGGACGTTTCTTATTCGTTAATAATATAGATCGTGAATCTTCGTTATTTTTATCATTTGGTGATCCAGGTGAAAAAGGAGATGGTAAATCGAAATATTTATTGGAATATCCGAACTATGTTTACAATTACGACAGTAGCCGCATAGATGATTCGGTTATTGCTGGAAGTGATGTTGTAGCAGGAAGAACATTCGAGCAATCCAAAACAGTATCGTACATCTGTTCTCCGTATATGAGACTTATGCGATATAGGCCGGATCAATATGGACAGATAGAAGATATAAAATGGATTTCCATAGGTGGATGTGGATTTTTCACTAATGAAAAGAAACTGATATTCGGTGGCGATACGGTGATAACCAGATTTTCATTAAAAAGAAAATTCCCTGTTTTTTATAATAGCGCTTTTGGTATTGGAGACATGATACCATTCCCATACATGGATTACAGAAATGTAGGGTATCCAAGATATTTTGTTAATTATGATACTGGAGAAGACGCTCTTGAGACAATAGATAACGAACGTTTCAATAGCTGGACATCATCTAATAAAGGAAGATACGCTTTTTATCCAAACAGGAAGAGCTTATACGAATTAAATGGTGACACATCCGGCAGGTACGTTAATGGAAGATTTTATACATGGTTCTATGGCATTCCTCAGTTCCTTGTAGAGTCTGAAATAAATTGTAATTTCAGATTAGAGGGCCCTCAGCCTCATGAACTATTCTATCCAAAAGTAGGAGATTTTGTTTGGTGGACACAAGAAAAGAACGTATCTATCCATAGGGATAATGATTACAAGATAAGTCCTATCTATTCGTCGAGGATGACACTAACACCAAATGTATTGCCGGCAACGTACGAACGACGTTTTTATGACTGTGCTTACCAACGTCCTAATGGTGTTATATGGAGTAGGGCTGATGTATCTGAAAACAGCCAAACAGATCCGTGGCTGACGTACAAGCCTATGGACTATCATGAGTTCCCAACCAGCAACGGGAAGCTTATTCACATGAAGCGTATTGAATCCGATCAGATTCTTGTCAGATTCGAGGATCAGGTTTCACTCCATAACGCCATAGACGTAATCAAGGAGCGTACCTCCCCAGGGCAGGCCGAGATGGGCACCGGCGGTCTGTTCGCGTCCCGGCCTCTGGAGTACAACACGACCGACCTCGGTTATTCTGGAACCCAGAGCACTGAAATAATTAGTTCAGAATTTGGTCACTTCTGGGTAGATACTAAAAGAGCACAGGTGTTTATGACCGATCCGAACGGACGTAATCTCAAGGAACTTAGTGTAGGTATCAGACATTGGCTTAAACGTCATCTTCCGTTTAAGATTCTTAGATACGGAATAACTAATATCTTAACCGGTACAGAGATGACAGAAGAAGATACAGACAATAAATTTATCGGTCTTGGTCTGTCTCTTGGATGGGATAACAGGTATAAGAGGGTACTTATCACGAAAAAAGATTATATACCTGTTAAGAACCCGGCATATTATAAATATGATGGTGGAAGGTTCTTGTACAATGAAACAGAGGTGCTGTCAAACGATAAGGAAATATCTTTAAAAGACGAACAGTATTTCAAGGATGTGTCGTTCACTATCGGATATTCGTGTCTGAAGCAAGAATGGATATCGTATTACTCATTCTGCCCTGACTATTATATAGAGCAGCAACAATATTTCCAAACAGGAATAAACTTCCCGGCATCAGATGAAGAAGGTGGTTTATGGAGCCATTTGCTGACGAATAAGAGCTTCCAAACATTCTACGGAACAACATATCCATTTATATTAGAAGTGCCGATAAAAGAGAAATATAACGGTTCTACGCTGGCTTCTGTAGAATACGAGCTTGATGCAAGGAAATACGTCGATGATGTGAATTACACTCTTGACAGGAAAGTAGGTTTAGATACGATAACTATCTACAACGACACAAACAACTCAGGTGAAATTCATCTTGTTCCAGAAGAAAAGAATAATTTAGCGCAACGTATATCGTATCCGAAGATCGTAGGCGGCCATACCGAGGTCCTGGATACTGAAGTATATAGAAGACATAAGTTAAATGACTTCTTTAATAGGGTTGACGATGACCGATCTGAAACACCTATCTGGATCAAGGACGATAACGATATAAATAAGTCAGTTAATCCTGATTCTCTTAATTTTAGACGGTCATGGCTTGATAGGTTGCGTGGTAGTTGGATGCTGATGAGGATAAAGAAAGTAATTAGCAACCGGAAAATTATATTCCAGTGGTTGATTTCTGAAGATAAGATTAAGAATAGATAAATTACAATATTTAATAAGTTGAAAATAAGTAGTTTTTATTTTGTGATTTAATAATAGTTGAATATATTTGTAGCGCCTATCGATCCATCTCGGACAGATAGGCGCTTATTTATTAACAATAAAATGATGTAAAATTATGAAAAGTAACGTGTTATTGCAATCAGAAAGCAGAGAATTGTTGGGTAGAAACATCTCTGTTATGTCAAAAGACGGTTTTGTGTGTATAACAGAGGTAATGGAAGCTTTGACTGAAAAGAGGGAAAAACATGGTTTGGCTCCAAAAAGATTAGATGATTTAATGAGTACAAAAGGATTTCAAGAGAAAATGTATGCTTTAGTTAAGAGACTGAATATAAACAATATATGTACTGCGGTAAAAATCGCAGTACAAAAAAACGATCTGTGTATTAGCAAGTTGACTGATCTTAAAAAATATCATATGGCTTACAGAAAAGGAAAAGGAAAAGATCAGAAATGGTTTGTGGATCCTTATTTCTTTGTAATGGTTGCATTGGAATTAGATCCAGATATATATGCGAGTGTGGTTATATGGCTTACTGATGGCCTTATCAAGAATAGAAATATGGCAGGTGATGCTTATATAAGAACATGTAAATCTGTAGGATCACTTGTAAAAAATAAAAGCGAATTATCCGATAAGATAAAAAGGATAGCAAAGGCTATTAATTTTATTGTATTCAATAAACATGAGGATGGGATAAGAAATATGGCAACGGAAGAACAACTTAATGATATAACAGAATTAGAAATAGCCATAAGTTCAATAATAGACGGAGGATTTATAGCAAATTACAATGATCTTATATCCTATTTAGGTAAAGAGTGGAAAAAGAAATGGGGTAATCCGATTATGGCTCTAAATTGACATGCTTTTTCTTACGCAAGAAGGTTTTCGTAAGAACTTAAATAAAATAGCCGAAGGACGAGTAGCATCATTCTTCGGCTATTTTATTTACCTTTGTTGAAAAACAGATTGTTATGAAACAGGTATCGTATAAAAATGACATATATCCTTACAATATAAGGGTATTGCTTGGAGCAGATGAAGAGTATATAGTTAAGACGTTCGCCAACCTGGAAGTAGAAGATCAGAGCTGGGAGGGATGGACTGATGATTATGGTGGCAGAACTATTTTCGTAGGAAACCGAACCAATCACAGGAAAGAAATATGTTTCTTATTTCATTCACTGTCTGATATGGATGTGAGAACCATAGGGCACGAATGCCTGCATGGTCTTTCTATTTATTGTAAGTATCTTAATATGGATTACAGTTTTGAAGTAGGAGGAGATGAGCATGCCGCCTGCCTGATGGGATGGTTGGTTGATAAGGTTTGTGATGCTTACCATAAGTTCAAGAAGGAGGAAGAGAAAGATGGCAAAGAAGAGTAAGTCAGATTGGAAACCTTCAGAAAATATTCTTAAATATTTGAAGTCGTGGGAAAAATTTAGGTCAAAACCGTATGACGATGGTGAAGGAAATATTACTGTCGGATACGGATTTAACTTGCCTCACCTTCTTAAAAAATACAAGAAGGGTATAACGGAAGAGCAGGCGGACAAAGAATTTGCAGGTGTAGTAAATACGTTCGTTCCTGAGTTTAGGAAACTTACTCCAAACTTTGATAGTCTAAACAATAATCAGCGTGATGCTCTTTTTAGCTTGTATTACAATGCTGGTGCTGATACTTATATGAAAAGTCCTATGCTATTCAAATATCTTAAAGAAGGAGATTTTGATAAGGCGGTTAAGGAAATAAATCATGACGAATGGAAAGACGACATGGATGGCCAGAAGAAGCGCCGGGCCTTCGAGCGCCGGGTGTTCTCTACGCCGACAGACCAGCCTTGGACGGTGGATGACGACAGTAACTACGTCCTGGTTGAAAACGAGCCCGTAGAGGACAAATCTGTAGGAGAAGGTACTGATGATTCAAAATACGAAGACGCTCGTCATGTAGCCGCAAAATACGGCGATACAGGGCATGTAGGGAGAGGATATGATGGCAAGAAGGTTAGGATATCTGATTCTGATGTAAAATCAGTAGGTATAGCTAATAACGCTGATCCTAATAAATGGTATGAATCCGTTAATCCAATATTAGACACTGATCCTATTAGTTTAATTGCCGATTTTATTCCTACTGTGAAACGAATGTTGGATCCTAATAGGGAGCGATCCGGAGAAGATACCGCCACCGATTTTGAAGAGAAAATGTGGAAGGCTTACACGGACGGAGATATAAGTAGATTACCGGCAAGCAAGTATCGTTTTGATGACGATGATGATGATGCTCAGTACGTGGGATTGCCTCAAGAACAAGCTATTTTGATACAATCTTTATTAGATAAAGAATATATGAACAACATGCTTGACGAGGCATATAAGGATGCTGATGAAAAAAGTAAACGAAAAATAAGAGATTACAAGAAGGTACTTGATAAACTAAATAAAAATATATTTGAAAATCCAGGAAAATGGATTTTAGTAAATGAAGGTGTAAGTCCATTTAGAGAAGAAGTATATGGTGACAATTTTGAAAAAGTAAACGAAGCTTCCGGATTAGGTGCGTTGAAGAATTTCAGTGTAAGATGGGATCCGGATGCTGGTATGTTAGATGTTAAGGATGATTATGATTTTAGTCGAAAGAAGATAGCGGAAGACATCATACCAGAAAGGGATGTCCCTCTTAGGATAAGGGAGCGTATCAAATACGATCCTAAAAAAGGTAGTGTGCTTCGAAATAATGATAAGGTTTTACCTAAAAGATTTGTAAGGAAATACGAAGAAGGTGGAGAAGCTAAACATTGGTGGAGTGATACAGACAAGAGAGATGAGATTATAAAAAGACAAAATGACAATGGAGAGTGGCAAGAAAAGAGGAGGAGATTACTTGAACAAGCTCATTCAGATCTTGAAAAAGGTGAAATTAATGAGGACGAATTTAGAAGAATAGCCGGGTTTTCAAACAGTGAAATAGGAAATTTGATAATATCCAAAGATGGAAATGGGGAAAAAATAGGAGCTATTATAAATAATCTTTTAGATTCCATAGATATAGATAAAGTAAAAGGGGGAATAGGTGATGCTAAAGAGGGAAAGGAGGACAAGAACAAGGAGGATGCTTACCCTTATAAGTTAATGGTCGAATCTTTACTTACACTTGCAGATGTTGCTTCTTCCACACCTGGAATGCTTAGGTTGTATAATAAAATGGGGTTAGATTTAATGCCAATTCTTAAGACAATAGCAGAAAGTAGCAAGATACAAACCATAGCAGGATTGTCCAATATAGGTATTGATGGAAGTCAGATTGCCTTAGATCCAGAAGGTGATAATGCCTTTAATTATGCCGGCATACTTGGTGGAGCGGCAGAAGCAATAGGAGGAACGAATGTGGTAAGGAATATGTCTTTTATGGGAAGATATGGAAACAGAGTGGATGATATACTTGATATTGCAAATCCTGTTATATCAACGTTGGGTATAGTAGATGATGTAAGTAAGATGGAGGAAGGCGGCGTAATTGGCAAGCAGCGTGAAGCATATGATTACTTTACTAATAAGCGAGGCATGTCTAAAATACAGGCGCTTGCCATCATAGGTAATCTCATGGCCGAATCCGGTCTTAAAGACGACATATACGGAGACAACAGAACGTCATACGGCATACAACAATGGCATAATGAGCGCATGGATAAGTTATTCAAGCACGCTAAAAAGAAAGGTCATTCTACACCAACATTCAAAGACCAACTTGAGTTCTTGGCTGACGAATACGAAGGGAAAACCGGATATTCTAATTTCTTATACACAAGAAAAGGAAAAGAAGGACCAGGGTATTACAACTACAGCCGGCAGGATTTTATGAACGCCGATAACCTTAAGGATGCTGTAGTAGCTTGGAACCAAGGAGCAGGACGTCCTCATAAGAGTGTTATAAGAAATGATGATCGTTATGACTATGCTATGGAAGTTGCTAAAAATCTTGGTTTGGAAATTGAAGAAAATTCCGTATCTTTGTATGGTCAAATGGGATTCGGAGATGATGGAGAAATAGCAGCATCGGTAACACTTCCAGAGGTAGAAGTGGCAGCCGCCCTCCCTAACCCGGAAGCCCAGTCCCAGGAGAGACAGTCCGAGGAAGAGAGATTCCGTACATGGACTGAAACGTATGGTAAAGACATCGTAAATCATTTACTGACGTTAGACGGGAAAAAGGATGGTGATGACAGTGATTACAGCATGATGTATAGACAGCATCAAAAAGAAAGCGAAGAGGATAAGAAAATGGCTTTGATTAATGCCGTGCTTCCCAATATACAACTTCGCATTAAAGGCGTCACTGATAATTAGAACAAGATTGTTTTATTTCTCATATTAATAAAGCGAAGCCGGATTTGAGACTCGTTATGCGGATACCGAAGGTTGAAGAACGATATCAAGATAATCCGGCTTTTTTGTGCGATTTCGTGAAGGATGGAACTGTCATCGCCTTGGTTGGACGGAACAGACCTACGTACTTTCACTGTCCTGACGGGCATGGGCGCTCGTCTCGCCTACTCCCTGCCTAATTCTCCACTGGCTACCTAATATAACTATTAACGTCACTCCATCACCTATCTCCCTTCAGTCGATAGGTTCAGTCGTTTTTAAATATTATAAGTTCTTTCGCATCGTTCCCTTCGGTCACGATACTCAATCTTTTCACACAATTAGGTAAACAATACAATAGACGGAAAAAGTAATTTGTCAATCCGTTCACTCACTTAACTCCCTTCGGTCGTTAAGTTCATTCACTGCAAACGATTATATGAATAAATGGTAAAGTATATAAAATAATATAAATAATATAATGGGTAAGATCATTGAAAATGGTCTTAATATTAAAGAAAACGAAGACTATTCATAGGCGTAGTTTTAATTCAAGATTTGTTGTCCCACCACTGACGTTCAGGCCGTTACGTTTTGAGTCGCTCTTCTATGTCTTATCAAAACTGTCATAAAACAAAAAACCTTGTATCCTATTTCTCTCAAACCGGATACAAGGCCGTGCATTTTCTTATTTGAACATATGATGAAAAATCATATCTTTGCACTAAATAACATAATTATGGAGACAAAGTTAATCGAAATAATAGATCCTCACAAGTTACACGACGAACTCTTTAAGAAAGAGCAAGTCTCTCCGATAGAAGTTATCTACAATAGTTTCAGTAATTTAGGGTACAATGTGGTACGCCGCCCAGCTGGTCAATGTTTAGGAAATTTGAGATATTTTAACCTGTTTTACGATAAGAATACTCATCATTTTTATCAGAAGGATAAGAAGTTGAGATATTTTAGTAATTTTCTGATATCCGATTATTGGAAAGATAGGGTGAGGTGTTTTATAGTTTGGAATTTTGGTTTTGGGAGATTCTTCCCGTACAATGACTTCATAGAGGCTATGGTCTATGACTATCTCCGATATGGGAGGAAGTCAGTTCCTTATCTTAAGAGTGTGCAAGAAGCTGAAGAAAAGTGTGTAAGGTTCTACATTAGATCTCAAATAGATATGCTTCGTAAGGAAGGATATGCTGCATACCGGGCTAAGTTCAAGGAAGAATGTCCTCAGTATTTTATCGGAGACGATAGGACGGTGTTCAGATGTCTTGACAGCTCTTTAAAAAGAGAAGAGAAGATTGCCGCATGCGTAGCTCACAAAAGAGCCTTAAAAGAGGTGGTTATAACTTCTTTTATTAACCATCTCAAGAAACATCCTACCACCTTGTATTCCTGGTTTTCATCAGAGGTAGACAGCGAAGGGAAGAACAGGCTTTGTTTATCTGATAAGGCTGTTTCTTATTTAAACAAAAGATTGGTTCGCAATGGGTTAAAGGTTCTTTCAGCATCATATCTTTTTAGACTATTTAGGAAAATGGTCAAGAATTTGTTTGGCTCCAATGTTAGGTCGTTCTTGAATGGCTGTCTTATGTCTGTTTCAACAGAAGAGGTTTTAACCAAGTCTATAAAGAAAATAGTTTCCAAGACGGTATTGTTTTTATACAAGAGAGTACTCAAGGCTTATCGCAGGGCATACGGACTCAAGTACGATCCCGATTCAGGAGGTTTGTCCGCTATACATACCTGATTTTTAAACCTATCCCATAACGTTGGATTTTCTCGTTTGTTTCTCTTATCTTTGTGAAAAAAGATAAGTATGAAATTACGAATCATAAAAAATCGTCCGGTATTCGCTCCTGGTGGTAGTGTTCAGGATAAAAAACAGGATATTAATGTATCCTCTACTCAGCCTATTCTTGATTATGGAACACCTGTTAATAAATGGGGTAAATCTGATATTCAGAATATATATATGCCTTATGATGTGACTTTAGAAGCAGAGGAGGGGGAGATAAATCCATTTAGCAATATGCCTACATCTGATCCATTCTTTGAAAATCATGATGCAGGATATGCAGGATATCTTGCTGATAATAGGAGCATGGTTAAAAACGTAGAGAAATCAGTTGTTAATAATGCAATGAATGTAGGTGGCTCTGATGCTGATTCTTCTAAAGAAAAGCGATCACAAGATGGAAATCCTTTGGATCCTATGACTGCTCCTTATTATTCTTCTGATCTTGCTGGTAGGTCCCAGATGTTTGGTGCGAGTTTGGGAAGAATAAGGGCTGGAAACAAAACCGGTGCTAACATAGCGGAGGCGGCTTTATCCGGTCTTAGTCTTGGGATGGGTCTTACCCGTAATATTATGGGGGCTTCTTCTGAGGCTTATGCCGCCAGTAGAGACGAACAAGCGGCAAGAGAGAAACTTGCCGAGAATCGCCGTCAGCAGTTTATCCGATGGGAGCGTGAAGGGGGAGGTATTAATCTTGGAAATGGTCAGAGAATAGATACGTCTGATATGACAGGGGAATATATTTATCCTCTTCCTAAATCTATGGAGGATAATGCCAATGTTGAGATAGAAAAAGGAGAATATGTTTCGACTCCGGATGATGTTGGCCCTATGGAGGCAAAAGGTAGCAGGCATGAAGACGGCGGCACTCCTGTTGATTTACCCGAAGCTCATATTATTTCAGATTACCGTACTATCGATGATGATTTTGCTTCTTACATAAGGGAAAATTATGGCATTAGAGCTACGGAAAAAGATACGTATGCTACGCTTCTTGATAGGTACAAGAAAAAAATAGGATTGTCTGAAAAGTATGATGATCAGGAACGTGTTTTCAAGAGGTTGGAAAAGAATAAGGATGTTAAGGATAAAAACACTTCTGAGTTAAATAAGTCCATTCTTTCTAAGTACGTAAATGATAATCAAAAGGAAATAGACGAACTTGAGGCGCAATTCAGGTCTTTTGCTGACATCGTTTATAACAAGCAAGAGGAATCCAAGCGCCAAGAAAAGATAGATGCTTTCTTTAGAGATGGCGGAAAAGTTGATTTAAATGCTGTGAGAAAACAAGCTAAGGCTCTTAACGTATCTGAATCTGATGCTAAAAATTGGATATATGATGAGTATGTAAAGAGAGTTAGGAAAATGGCTGAAGGCGGTCCTACCAAGGAACAGATAGAGTGGGGTAAGAAAGTACAGCAGCTTTTAATGAAGCAGTTTGGACGTACTCTTAATATGTCTATAGTAGATGTTGCGGACAGAGAGCAGATTCTTAATCCTGATTCTGGTGTAAATTCTAATCAAAATCTGCAACATAGAAGTAGTGCCGGTTATGGTAGGGTAAATAACAAGGCTATTTCTAATTTGCTTGATATTAACCGTTGGGCTAATAAATACAATACGGATGGTGATTTTAATACAGAAGGATTCCAGACTGGATACAATAGCCAACTAAATAGCCTATGGGCTTTGGCGGAATCAGGTGCTATAGCCAATGCCGAAAAAGCCAAGAAATTTAGAGACGAATACGGATTTTGGGGAGAAGATGCCGGTAAGTACGACCAAGGAAGTAAATCGGCATATAACTCATTTGCCGTAGATGACAAATTTGGACAAACTACGGCAACCAGATCATTTTATGGATTGGATGTAGTTACTCCTGAACAAAAGAGATTGTTGAATGAAAAAGGGATAAAGAATTATGTTGACTTATTTGGTGATAAATCTGATGCAGCTAAGAAGATTCTGGGTGCCGATTATAATAAGTTTGCTGCTTTAAGAGATAGTGGTTTGATGTCGGAAATGGACTTCGTATTGGAAGCCGTAAACCCAGCATCAAAACCTATAGAAGCTGAACCTGTAGGAACCGATCCTAAATTTCCCAACCCAGGTTCTCCAGGCAGGATAGAAGTGAAGAAAGAAAATCCTGTTATTGATACTACTGTGGAAACGGAAGAAAAGGAAGAAGATGATACAAACGGAAGAAAAGGCGTCGGCCCTGCTTTATCAGGCCCTATATTCCCTGAGATGTTGAGGATGCTTGATACCGGATTAGAGATAGAGGGATTGGAAAGGCATCAGGCTCCGAGAATAGATCCGGTTCTTCAATCTGCTGATCAGTATATCAACGAGCTCAACCGCGCGACATCGGCTCAGTTGGACACAATAGGTGACGTGCCCGACTCTCAGCGTTCCGCTATTCTGGCTAATATGAACGCCATAGCCGGAAGCAATATAGCCAAGTACATTAACGAAGTAAATTTCAATAACGCAAGGCAAATAAACGAAGCTGATAGATTTAACGAAATGGCTTATGTTCAAACAGATGATAAGAACATAGCGGAAAGGCAACGTTATGAATCCGGATTATTGAAGGCTATGGCTATAAGGGATGAAAATCTTGCTCGTTATTATGACAGTATAAACAGCGAGATACAGAATAAGTTTAATGTTAGAACTTCATTGAACACCATAGCTTCCATAGCTCCGAATATGAGAATGCTTCCAAGTGGTCAAATTATTTACGTTCAAGGTGATCAGGATGTGATGAATATGGGTGATTATTCCACACCTTACTTGAGAAGTTTAAATGAAGAAGATGATGAAACTAAAAGAAGAAGGAGGACCAAATAGTGGCTTCACAGTATAGTATTTTAAGGCAATATGCCCCGTATGTTAGTCCTTACAACATAGATCTTGTTAAGGACGTTATGATGTACAAACAGCAGAAGGTTGATGCTGCTCGTGAAAAGATCTATACCCAGGTAGATTATCTTATGGGTCAAGAGATAGATAAGCCTGAAGCCCGTGCTTATATGGAAGATAAGATGTCAGGTGTGATTGCTAACATCAATCAAAAATTCAAAGGCGTGGATCTTTCTTCTGATGGTGTTACGAGAGCCATACAAGGAGAAATAAGTTCGGTGTTGGATGATACGGTCATTAACGCGATTGCCGGCACCAAAGAAGGTAAGAGGGTTATGAAGGAAATAGAATCTATAAAACAGAATCATCCTGAACTTTATTCTCCTATTAATGAATGGCATGCTTTGGATCCTTATTATAAATGGCGATCAGATGGTAAAGCCGGATCGAGGCTTGGAGGTCTTCATTATTCTCCTTATATTGATTATACTAAGGAAATAAATAAATTGGTTAGTGATTTTAGGGAAAACAATAAAGGAAGGAAGATTCAGACTACAGAATATGATGTAGAGGGTAAACCTACTGGTGGAATTATAGAGGTCAACGTAGATGAACTTACTGATTCCCAGATAAGGAATTTCGTGTCTGCTAACTTATCTGAAAACATGAGGAATCAGATGAGAATAGAAGCATCATACATGGCAGCTACCAATCCAGTATTCAGTAATCCGGATTTGGTTAGCCAATACATTGGATCTTATGTCGAAAGATACGATAGGCATATAGGAGCATTGGAAGCAAAAAAGAAATCAGTAGGGGATAATAAGGATATTATTGATCGTATCGATAGTCAGATACAGGAAGCTAAAAATCAGAAAGCAGAAGCCAAGAGGGAGGCAGATATGATAATAGCTTCATCAGATCCGGTAGCGGCTGCTAATTTTGTTGTTACCAATAATCTTTTCGATAAGATGACTGATGCATGGAGATACGACAATACAAGTTTTGAAAGGAAGAAAGATGATCTTTATTTTGCAAGATTGGCAGAGGATAGGGCTCAGCAAAAGTTTTTGACTGACAATGCCAAGTCTATGGTTGAAATATCATTGGCGAATGAGCAGCTTGCTCAGGCTAAGATTGAAACCGAATACATGCGTACTTACGGTTCCAAGATGGGCACTGAAAGCTCATCCGGAGGCACAAGAGGAGCAGGCGGTGTAGGAGTGCCGATGGCTCCTATGGACGGGCCTACGGCTATCAATTCTGGAACGGGTAAGATAGGATCTGTTAATTTGGCTAATATCCCTTATGAACAACTCACATCTTCTTCCACAGAGCGTAGAGCAAATTTATTGAAACTATATAATTCATTATCTCCTACAGACAGAAGCAATATCGTTGCAGCATCATACGAAGAAGAAAAGACTGACCCAGGATTGTATGCTAATATGACTCCCGAAGAACGAGTGTATTCGTATTTAAAAAATAATGGAGGTCAGAAAAATGGATATTTCGGACAAGGCAATAACAGATTATCGGAAGCTTATGACGCTTTATTGGTTTCTGATTCTAAGGCAAATGGAGCTTCGAAGGCTATAAATAATATAACTGATTATCAAATAGATAATATAGTTACTGAAAAAAATAAGGATATTATCAGGAAAGTTCGTGATGCTAAGTTCATGAAAGGAAATTCTTTTATGAATCTTACTGATACTGATGATAAGGCTGGAGCTTTCCTACTCGCCACAGCCATAACAACTGGTGTATCCGATGCCGTAGGGTTTAGAGAATATATGATGGATCCTTCAAGAGGGATAGACATTCTTAGTGCTATATCTCCGTCATTAGGAGCTAAGGCGAGTGCCGGTAAGTTGGGGAAAAACATATCTGATGCTATTACAAGCGAGGGCAATGGTTCTTCTACTGGTACATTGGCTCTTATTAATGGAATGAAGAAACTCAATGGCGATCCTGATTTTAATATATCTGATTATATGACCATAGATAAGGACGGTGATATAGATTTAAAAGATTATCAGGAAGGTGAACCGTTAACTATTACCCAGCTAAGATATGCTGAGAAAAACAGTAGGGTGTCTGATATGATAGCAGGTCAGATGCAGGATGAGATAAAAATGTCCGTGTCTCCCGATCAGATTTCTGATAAGTTATCTCAGTATCATTACCTTGATTCTTACAAAAGATACAATTGGAATGCTGATTCACCGGAAAAGTCTTTACAGAAGGCTCAGTTTAGAAGATTGTCTGGTTACATGGCAGGAAAGGTAAACAATCTGGATCCTACTGCTATTAATACCATCAACATGGACGCCGAGATAGATAATGGCACTGTCAGAAGATTTTTGACTGCTCAAGTAGGATCCGGTAAAAACTCTTATGTTACAGAAAGGGTAGAGATTACGAATGATGAGCTTCTTAAGGCAGGCATAGATCCTTCAGTTGAAGAGCGCAATTATCCGGTAGATGGTTACAAATCAAGTTTTGGAACCTGTGATTTTGTAGATACGGGAAAGAAGGAAGGTTATTCTTATGATAAGTATCTTATACGTAATGGTCTTCCCCGTTTGGCTTCTAAGGCTGATGTCAAGAATGATCTTTATGATATAGTAAAAATACATGGTTCTTACCTTAAGCCAGAAGAAATGAATGTTGTTAAAACCCTTGTTGATAATTTTATTGACATGTCTGATAATATATCAGTTCAGTTGGAAGGAATGGATGATAGGGGTTCGAGAGAGGTAGCGGTCAATTTCTATGACAAAAGGACTAAAAATTCTAAAAATCCTGCATTGTTATTCTCGGATTTTGTTCCTTTGGATCCAGGTAATGATGAGTATGCGGATTACTGGAATAACATTCACCAGAAGTGTCCTCAGTATTTCTTTGTAAAATACGTGAAGGAAGCTGTTCAGGAGCGTCTTGATCAGATGAGGGATCCGTACATGAGAGGGATGGATATTACGCCCAACAATAACGATAAGTTTAGTAAGTTGAACGATTTTTTGCAAAAGCTTTATGGCAACAGACAGTAATGTAAATAGATATAATCCTGCTGCTAAAACCACTTACGAAGATGTGGCAAGGCAAAGGAAATTAGCCGAAGAAGAAAATTACACTCCGGCTACATTACCAGAGACGACAACGCCTCTGGTTCCTAATTATATGCCGGGAGAGGGCGTGTATGCTCAACCTGAATTTCCAGATTATGCATCAAGGATAGCTGCTGCCGAATACGAAGAACCGTATATAGCCAAGGAGATAAGCAACAGCTATTCGGAGGCACTGGCTCGTAACAGCTACAGGGGGGCTACACCTGCCCCGCCGCCTCTTAATCCCTATGGACCGAAGGTAAGTATCCGTGAAAGTCATCAGATGGGTAATGATGGGGTATGGCGCACAAAATATCCCAATTATATCCCAGGTATAAATAATGAGGATTATTATGCCAGAAGGCAAAGTGGTTGGAGTAAGTTTTGGAATGGTGTAGGTAAATTTGCCTTAAAGTCTGCATTGTATGGGGCCCAGGGAACTATATCATTACCCGACAAGCTTATTAATATGGCATCTGAGGGAAGTTATAAGGCAGCTTTGAATACGAACATGGATAAGTTTGTTGGTGATCTTGATCAGCGAATAGACATGCTTCTTCCACATTATTACAAGAAAGAAGTAGAAGATTACAATTTTGGTCAGAAGCTTTTTAAGGATACTGGTAATTTTTTATGGAATGACGTCCTTGGCAACGGAATGTCTTTTACCGTAGGAGCCATGATATCAGCATACATGACCGGAGGACTGGGAGTTGGTTCATTAGGTAACATAGGCGCAAAATTAGGTGGAAGAGTCGGAGCTAAGCTGGCAGCAAGACAAGCTGCCAATAGAGGTATAGGAAGTCTCAAAAGTGTGTTTAACGACTATGTAAGGAAAGGAGTTGCTACCGGGAGGAATGTAGGAGAGGCTGCTAAGACCATGACGTTGTTGGCTACCAGTGCCGGCTTTGAGTCATCGGTTGAAGCAAATTCTTTTATGAAACAATCCGAATCCGACTTCAAGGATTATTATCGTAAAATTTATGGTCGTGATCCTAATGCTGAGGAAATGGCTGTTTTTCGTAATTCTAATGCTGATGTAGGTAGTGCGATATTTGCAGCTAATATGGGTATAGTAGGATTGTCCAACTGGCTCTTGTTTGGTAAATACATAGGATTAGGAGGAAAGGCTATACCAGGACTGGAAAAGAAACTTAATAAGCATCTATTTGGATTAGGGACGGAAGTTACAAAGCCAGGAGAGATGGCTATTAAGATAACCAACCCTAACATAGGACAGAAGATAGCTGGTAATGTTTTCAATATCATGAAAAGACCGGTGTCTGAAGGCTTATGGGAAGAAGGGTCTCAAGGTGCTGTCCAGAACACGGCTGAAGAATATGTTAAGTCAAGATATGACAATGTGGCTATGAATGGAGCCGTCGATGTTCTTGATGCTATTTCTGACGGATTTAAAAAACAATATACGTCTAAAGAAGGATGGACTGAAATAGGAATCGGTGCTATTATCGGTTCTTTATTCGGCATGAGAGAAGGCTTCTTTGGGGTAAAAGAGTATAGTAATAGTCAGATATTACTGGAGAGGCAGGTGGATGAATACAACAAAGCATCTTCTAATCTTAATACGGCGGCTTTGAATACGTTGAAGAAGTCAATGAGTTTAGGTCCGCAAGTTCGTTCTGATGTTCAGTCTATGACCGGTAAGGAACTTGATGATGCTATGTTTGAAAAGATGTCTATTGATAATCAAATGGGGACCTTAGAGGATTCGGCTGAGAATTTCAGGCAGATGGTTGATATGATGCCTATTTCAGAAATAGCTGAAGCTAATGGGATGTCTTTAGAAGAGGCAAAGAAGTACAAGGACTCTATTATTGATAATTATAATAATCGTCTTTCTGATTTCAGATCTGCTCAGAGTTTTGCTGAAGATCTTATAGGTGATGACTCTAAGATTGAATTTAGGAAATACGTGGCTCGTAATGCCTTCCTTGGTCTTCAATCAGAATCAAGGATGAAAGACATAGCTTCTGTCATAGAAACGCTTTCGGGACAGCCTCGCGTGGCAGATGCGCTAAGTACGTTCTCCCGGCTGTCGGACAGAGCGAGGGAGCGGGCGATGGCTATCCGTGGCATACGATCAAGGATAGAAGAACTTGAATCCGAAATAGAAGATCTTGCCACCCGTCCTCGTAACGTAGATGGAAAAGACCCACAAGCTGAATCTATACAACGAAAAACCAAAGAATTGGAAGATCTTAGAACCAATTACAATAATTCGTTGTCTGAGTTATCAACGTTAATAGGAAAAGAGTTTTCGATAGAAGAGTTGGTAAGTAAAACCGAATCTGTTTTATCATCACCTCTTTCTCCTATAAGCTCACAAGATGTAATAGAGGCTTATGATACGCTCGTGGCTTTTGATGATTATTTCAATGTAAAATCAAGACAAGAAAAGGAGTTTACAGCTAAAGATAAAGCCATGAGATCCTTGGTAAATGAATACCGTAGGAGTTTGATAGACTATAGGAATATGAATAACTTCTTGTCTAAGATGCTTGATAAAAGATTCTTAGCCGAGGAAAACAGAGGATTTTTAAAAGCGTTGTCTTCTTTATGGTCTACTCCTTATAAGGAGGATGACAAGGTTCCTGATTTTGCAGAGCCTAATAAAGTTGGTGAATATGATACTGACGAGGTGGTAGATCAGGCTATGTCAGAAGGTAAGATTTCGGAAGACGAAGCTTGGACTATCAAGGCATTTATGCACGCACTTGATAAAGTAAGAGAAGATAGGGTGAAGGAAGCGGAAGATAATATAAAAGAGTCGCCGCTTACGGAATCTGTATCGGATGAAGATTATGAAGCTGCTATGGATAACCCTATTATGGTTCCAGTCGTGAGGCAGTCTATAATTGATAAATTATATACAGGAAATGCTGATCTTCTTACTGCAAGGGAAAAAGATGTGTATGATAAACACAAACAAGATTTTGATGATTATGTGTCGTCTTTAGGTGACAGTCCTATTAATCTCATAAAATCATTATCCGAAAGGGCTGATAGGCTTACAAGTCCAAGATCTGTGTATGAGGAAAACAAGACCGTTATTGATATGGCTAAATCAAATTTGGAACCAGATCAAAGACAGGAACTTGATGATGCTATTTCTTCGTATGTGGATATAATGAACAGACGGGACAAAGGGGAGAAAGTTGACGAAGATAAGCTTGCCGATTCGGTATTTACCATAGAAGATCTTGGCCAGGTTGGAAACATCACGGATCTTCTTCCTTATATCGAACAAAACAGGATTATTGATAAAGGTCGTATCTCTGAATCTACGTTGAGTAATTTTGGGGAAGATGATGTTAATATAGATTCTCTTGTAAATGAATTAGACGAATCCGATAATACGCCGGGAGCCAACATAGATAGTGCCCAGAATCCAGAGACGTTGATGGTAAGAATAATATCCAATGATGGCAATGAAAGGTATGAAATTGCAGGTCTTAGAGCTGACAAATTTGTATCTTCGATAAAATCATTGGTTCCTATTCAAATAAGTTCTGAAACGAACGCTAATGGCACTAAAAGGTATTCCCTTAACATAGGTGGAGAAACAGCTAATATAATGGAATTGCCTTATCATGCAAGATGGTCTATAGACAAAGAATCGGCTCGTGTTCTTAACCGTTACACAGATGTGTCTATTCAGGACGTGGGTAATTCATATTCTTTGGTTTATAAGCGTCTTGATTCAGACGAATTGGTTCCGTACAGAACAGGTGTTGGATTCGGAGAGAATGAAGTAGATAAAATAGATCAGGAAGCATTATCTTCTTTGAAGAAAGGAGATAAGGTTAATCTTGAGATAGATGTCAATGATACTTATAATCAGTCTCTTTTTACCGAATATGATAACGCTGTTCAGTCCGGAGATAGAAATAAAATAGAATCTGCCGAAAATAAGTTGGTATCCAATATGGTTATCAAGGTCATGAGTGGAAACAGATTCGTTTCTGTTGTAAAAGCTGACACGGGTGGCATAGATGGTATAAGTAAAATAAGGAGAACGGCCTTTAATAAGTGGAAGAAGGATGCTGGTCGGTCGGCCACCATCAACGTCGGCACACATGTTGTTGCCCAGACCCTTCCCGGAAGACCGGTGTTTAACATGAGAGTAAATGGACAAGGATATGGACAAGTAGAGAATCTTCCTATTACCGAAAAAGGAGCTGAAAAAGTATCTGATGTGGGGTATGTCTTAAATGGCAAAGTCGTGCTTAAGAACGGTTCTAAATACACAGGATTCCCATTTGCTTATTCTATATTAAACGATAAGAAAAACAATTACAAAAATGTAAGAGTTCCGGTAGTTGTCATCAAAGGCAAAAACGGTCTTAATTATCTTTTCCCGGTTAGTCTACGTTCTGTGGAATCAGAGGAAGGAAAGAAATGGATTTCTTTTATAGATATGCTGCTTGAATCCGGTGACTCTGAATTGTTACAGATGGGTCAAGATGACATACAAGATCTTAATGCGTATCTAACCAAGTTAGGTCTTGATCCAGCTTCGTATCAAGTATCGTATTTGAATCCTATTTCAGGGCTTAGAAAAGCTCGTGAGGCTATAGAAAAATTATCTATGGTTCCTGATGTTGTTAAGTGGGTAGAAGATGAAAGTAGGAGTGTGAAAGACATTGTGACGTCTGAGGTAGAATCTGGAATAGATTTCGAAGGTGAGATGTTTGTTGCTCCTAAGATCAGGATTCAGTTTGGTAAATCATCTTCCGGACCTAAATCACTTATAGAAGATGATCTCCCTTTCTCCGATGAGGGTAAGACCGTTACTTCCAAGGAAGATGTGGATATTTACGAAGAGGAAATGCCAGAGGAAGACCCTGTCCGGGGGACTCGGCCGGCGCCACCAGCTCAGCCGGCTCCTGCGGCACAAGCTGCGCAGTCTTTACCTGGCAAGAAGCGTACCTCCAGGAAAAACTTCTCTCTTATGTTAAACGAAATAGAATCTCATATAGAAAAAGAAGGATTGCCGCCTTATGCTAATATTTTTGATTTTATAGCAAGGAAGATTGTAGGAGGCGATTTGAGGTTTCTTCGTGAGAGAGGTAATCCAAAAAGTCTTAAGGAGGAAATGGGATTAGAACCTAAAGGAACAGTAGGTGATAAAATATCCACTCCTTCTAAAAAGGGAGGTAAGACCTTAGAAGAATATGTTTCTTGGCTTCGTTCTCAAACGGATCAGGTAGTAGCGGATTATGTTGGTCCAAGATCTGACGAACAAATTATATCAGAGTTGAAAAACTTTTTGAAATATATTAATTTTGTTCCAAGCAAGGCTTTGAATTATTCTCTTAGAGTCAATGGCATGGATACCCTAAAAGAATATGGCACAAAAGAGGAAGTAGAAAAAATGGAATCTGACATCAATAGTTTGGTTTCTGAAGTTTTGTCTACGGTGGATAACCAAACTGTAGAAGATGTTTCTACTGCAATAGAATCAAACAACTTGCCTGCCATATGGGGGCCCGTGGAAAGTCTTGATATGACAAACGAGGAAAAAATAGAGTTTTTGAATAACGTAGCAGATTTCCTTAGTGGCATTCCAGAGTATGATGCTGTTGTGGAGTCTATAGAGTCAGAATCAGATAATATTTTAAATGATGGGAAAGAAGGAAGTGCAGAAGGCGGTGCAGTACGCACTGAGGAAGATGGCGATAAAAAGGGAGATGGAAAAAGCGAAGGACAACCCAGAGATGATGGCAAAGCTGAGGGAGATGTCTATTTACCTGGATCTGAAGAAGGAAGAGTAGATAACTATAGGAAGAACGGAGATAAGTTCTCTGATATTGCCGAAGTTACTTTATGGTTACTTAGAAGGGCTGCCGGCATAACCTCTATTCAAGAAGGAGATGAGATTTATGTAGAAGGAGATGAGGTTAATAATATCATGACTGATATGGAATCCAGATATGGGATAGATACTATTGCCCATAATCATACAGTTAAAGCTATAAGGAGCCTCAATAACGTGTCGGGATATAAGGTGGAATACGGTTTAACCTTTATGACTTACAATCCTTTTATTAGAATATCCAATCCAAAGCAAGAGTCTAAGGCTGTAAAAGATAAACCTTATATAGCCGAAGAAGTGTTTCCTCCGATATCAAGGGTAACATCTCCTTATTTCTTGTATGGCGGTAACGAAGCATATACATCTGTTCCGGCTAAGGTAGAATCTATACCAGAGAAGATAATAGCTCGTAATGGCATTAAATTTGGCATGAGTGTAACTGAGCTAACCAAATTAGGATACAAAAAAGCTGGTGGAAACTGGATATACAAATTCTACATGAACTCAGGTTTGTATGATTTGTACAACATCAACACCGGTGAGGCGTTCAGGGCTAAACCCGATCTTGGAGTTAAAATAAGTTCCAGTGAATTTATACGTTCCTTATTACAATCTGGAAGAGAAATACAGAACATGATAAGAAACATGAGTCAGGAAGAGATAGACAGGAATAAGAATCTTGTAAAAAATTCTGATAATTCAGATTCTATAAATGAGTTAAATAAGGAGTGTTGAGTATGAGAAGGAGATACGAAGATACTTCAAGTCTTGTTTCTTACCAGTTGAAGACCAATCAGCAGGGGGATATAGAGGTTTATGTTGATGACAGATTTGTTGGAAACGTAAGTGAAGGAGTTTGCAACTGGAGGGATATTGAATACAAGAGCAAGGTTACTATATCTTTGAAGGGAGTAGAGAATAAGGCTAAAACTTCAAATAAAAGAGTTGGTCCTTATTGTCATATTAATAGCATATTTGGAGGAAATGAATCTTATCATGAAGGTCCAGATAGTAATATTAAAAAGAGTCCGGTTACTACCTTTATAATGTATTGCTATGACATACTCCCATCGCTAAAGCAAACGGGATTCTTGGATACAAACGCAAGAAACCCCGATATTACTATCGTTGGAATTACTCTTACTTTCCAATTCGGAAATGCCCTTCCGAAGTATATTACGGGCTGCAAGAATATCACGGTCGTTGATGGCGCCGCACGACGGGCACACCCACGTGCGGTCGCGTAACGACAGACCTTTATTAATGCAGCCGCATTCACAAGTTTTGGAAGAAGGATACCATTTATCAATCTTATGTACTATCACTCCATACTTTGAAGCAACATACGTAAGTTTGTCAATAAAAGAAGAGTGACTAAGATCGGAAACTTTCTTTCCCCACAAACGTTTCATTCCTTCAATGTTTAGATCTTCAATGAAAATATAATCATATTGTTTGCATAACTGATGTGCTAACTTCCATTGAAAATCTGATCGAAGATCGTTTATTTTACGATACGTTTGTTGTAGTTCAAACAGTCTCCTTCTTCTATTGTTGGAGTCCTTCTTTGCATTAGAAAGCCGTTTGTTTAGTTTTCTAATCTTGTTTTGATATTGTTTGAAGAATAATGGAGACCCAATTTTGCTACCATCACTTTTAGTTAGATAAGTTTTCAGTCCAAAATCCAATCCGATAGATGCACCATCATGTGTCTTTCTATAAGAGTTTGTAGGATTATGATCTGTAACTATAATCAAACTAAAACGGGAACAGGTTTCTCTAACTATTCTAATTTGTTTAACATTACCTTCGTAGACTCTACTATATGAGAATCTAAATCGTTTCTTTCCTTTGTTAATTGTTAAACAATTCCCATTCAGGGTAAACCCTCCTTGTTTAAAAACAAAAGAGTTAAAACAAGAAGCTCCCTTAAACTTAGGTGGTCTCTTTGATTTTCTTTTAAAGAAACGGTTATAAGATTCATCAAGACGTTCAAGTATTTCTTGTGTTGTTTGAGAATGAAGAAGATTTCTTTTAATTCTTTTGGTAAAATGTTTCTTCATTTTACCAACTGAGATATATTTTCCAAACAGTTTGTAATACCTACGTTGTAGGGCTAAAGCATGATTCCACACAAAACAACATTCGCGAAGTATCTTGTCAAGATACTTCGTTTTCTTTGAATGATAAATGTTGTATTTGTATGAAATCATTTTTTTTATCTGTAATTTTGATTCAAAATTAATCAAACCAATTCATCCACTTACTAAAGCATGGTGGTTTTGTTGGTTAAATTATCATAATTTCTATTTTTATAATATCTTTGTCTAAAATATTTATCACTATGGGTGTCAAATGTCAGATAGAAAAGAAGGGAAATAAAATAGAACGGGTTGAGGCTCCTAACGGGGAGCCTTCCGTTCTATATGAAAGTGCATTAAAAGTATTGGGAGATAGCGAGCGGGCTCTTCAGGTATGGGCGAAGGCTTACACTCCTGATTTTTTATCGTATTACGGTCATTGGAATAACCCTGCCCCTGGGGATATGTTTAATACAGACTCCAATGGCGAACCTCTTTTGGATGACGTACTGTCGTATATGAAGCGTCAAACTTATTTTGCCGATCCTCTAACGGATCAGGATGTTAAGGATGTAAGAGATTTTCTTTTATCTACCTATGGTGTTTATACGGCACCATCATTATCCAACATCATTCTTCATTATTTTTATGTAGATGGTAGTTTGATACTGAATGAGCAGAATTTAAGAAGATCAGGCTTGTATAATGAAACAGAGATAAGTAGAATCTTATCTGACCCTTCTGTTCTTAATGAAGTTTCGACATCCATGAGGAAGTTATTGGATTATTCCAATAACGAACATGATAGGGAAAAAGATAATTATTTTATGTCTATTGACTATCAGTATGGTCCTATTGTTTACAAGGAGGGAGTGTTTAACCAATTTGGTAAAAAAGTACCATATAATCCTTCTGAGCTTTATTGGGCTATGTGCAAAGCAGTAGGCGGCATAAAAAACTTTTCTGAATCTTCATCCGCTTTTGAATCGTTGAGGAACCTGTATCCTGAGCTGGTCGAGAAATTTGTTTCTGATAAAAAATTTGCTGAATCTATGTTTGATGAGTTTTCATCTATGGAAAAGATGCCGGTAATAAACATAGAAGGCGATGATGTGGTAGAAGGAAAGAAAAGGTCTTTATCTAAGCTACAAGACCTGTCTTATTATAATCCCGGTAAAATAGAATTTTTAAGAGCTCGTATATCAGCTTATTTAAATAGGGCTAACGCTGACACCGAATCTGATTTAAGAAGCATGATATGGGATATAGAAGAGGCTTGTATGTGGTTTGGCATAGATATAATAGGGGCGTCAGAGACTTATGATGGTACAGAAGAATCTTTGGCTAAGATAGATAATTTGATGCTGGATCTTGATATTTATGTGGCCAGGCACAATGATGTGAATTATGCTCCTACGCTGGCATCTTCTATAGACGATGTTCTTGGTGATAGTACAGATTATTATTTTGGATCGTTACCAGAGAATATGGATAATTTGAATATCGTTTATTCTGAATCCGATATAGATCCAGTAGAAGCATTTGAGAAGCACTCATTGCTTAAGGTGGAAGATAATCTATATCAAAGAATCTATAAAGATGATCTTAATAAGATGTATCAAATATCAACGGTGCTGGCTAAACACTATCTAACTTACTTCCCTGCTAAAATATATCCTGAATCTTGTTTTAATAATGGGGTTTTGGACAAGGAGAAAGTATGGAATGTAGATGATAATACGCTCATGGATTCTATTAAAAAATATGTCAGATCGTTCATGGATTCCCAGAACACGGAGGCCATGATAATGACCAGGCTGGCGTTTGGGCACCCGGCGGTACTCGACGTTTCTTACGTGGATGTGGATCGGGAGTATAGTCGATATATGAGCAAAAAACAAGATAGCGAAAACCCATTATCCTTATTCGATTTATACCAATCTTACCTTGACAACAAACTCCATAAAACAAAATTATATGATAATGCCTATAAGTATCTTGACTTCAAACCTGGTCCATCTTTGGGTCTTATTTCTGGTGATCTTGATATTTTGAAATCAATAGAATTATCTTTATCTGGAAAAGATCGGTCAATGTTGTTTGATTATAGCATGACCAGCACCGACCCTTCTTTATCAAAATTGTTTTATTTAGAGAGGTATGACTCTTCGTATGCCGGGAATGATTTTGAACACTATTTTTACACCAGGCACCCGTATTTGTTAAAAGAAAAATCGGGTCCTAATATCGTAGAGCAAGATGGTGTTATAACAGCCGAAGGTATTTATGATAATTTTATAAGAGTAGGTAACAAGATCTGGACTAAAGTAAGCGAGAGCAGTTCCGGATCTATCTACCAAAATCTGACAGGGACCGAATCGGAGGTGAAATACGATTCTACTCAGAAGGCTAAGACAGTAGAAACCGATTACGCTCCATACCAAAACAGATCCGGTCTGACGCAAGACATGACTGTAAGCAAGTCTGAATTAGGTGATCTTAATAAATTAGAATGTAGGTAATTTTCATGTAATATAATTAGTTTTTTACATTTACACTTCTGGGAGTGAGGCTTGTGAAAGTCTCACTTTTCTTATATATGCACGTATATCAGCAACATACAAGAAAAGTCAGACTTTCGTTGTTTTTGGATTATTTTCATTAAGTTTGCAATATTAGTTTCAGGAAGGGATTATGGAAAAAGGGAAAAAGTAAGAACGGAACGTAACTAATAACGGTAGGAAATGAGAATCAGTACCATCAAACGTAACAACAGCATTCATCTTATGTATAAAGACATTATGAATGATTTAGGTCAATTAAGAACTGTAGTTTCAAAATCCTATATTTATAATCTGATACGAAATCAAACCGGATTAAGTATCAGAACTATATCCCATGTCTTGAATCACACAAAAGAACAGGATACAGATTCTTTGTGAAAAGCGTACATTTTCATACATTTGTGTATTCTTTAGTTTTTAGATTTAAGTTTTTTCATGGTATTAGTTTAGAGATCAGGGCTCGCAGTGATGCGGGCCCTGGTTTGATTTACAGCGCTTTACCCAAAATGGGAAAAGCGTAAGTTTCTGATTATCAGGTTTTCACCTTAAATGGGGAAAATTAATTATTGTGTATTATACTTCCGTTTTTGCTGAAAATACTTCTCTTCTATAGGAAATAAACACACCTGTATTCCACTCTACAATCATGATCTTTGTTACGTGCTTCATGCACGTATGTTTAACAATTAAATACTATAAATTATGGGTGGTGATAAAATCGTCCTTTTAGATGGAGCTGGGGCTAACGGTGGTGGTGCAGCCGCTAACGGTCTTCTTTCAATGATTCCCGGCATGTTTGCTAATTTAATAGGTGGTAATAAAATGGATCCGAATCTGGTAGCGGCTTTGATGAACGGTCGTAACAACCAGGACGGTTTCGGTGGGGCTAACGGTTGGTGGCTCTGGATAATTGTTTTGTTCTGGCTGTGGGGTGGACGCGGCTTCGGTAACGGTTTTGGAAATGGCGGTGATTGTTGCGCCAATGGTTTACCCGCTCAGTTGAATAACGATTATGGTCGCGAGCTTCTGATGCAGGCAATTCAAGGTAATCGCAGTGCCATAGATCAGATCGCTTCTGCTTTGAACTGTTCTACTACTCAACTTCAGAACGCTATCTGCAACGTACAGGGTGCTATTGATAAAGTAGCTGGTCAGGTAGGTATGACTTCTCAGGCTGTTATCAACGCAGTTCAACAACAAGGTTGTGAAATCGGAAATCAAATCAGCTCTTGCTGCTGCAATCTGAGTTCGTTGATCAATCAAAGCACTTGCCAGACTCAGGGAATGATTACTCAGCAAGGTTTTGATAACCAGCTTCGCACGTTGGAACAAACCAATATCTTGCAGAACGGTCTCAACCAAGGTCTGGCTAACAATCGTGAGCAAGCTACAAGCCAATTCAATATCTTGTCTGCGAAACTTGACGCTCAAACCGTTATGATCAACGACAAATTCTGTCAGTTGGAAATGAGGGAGATGCAGAACACTATTGCTCAACTTCGTGAAGAAAAAGCGGCTTTGACAGCTTCGGCATTATCTCAGCAACAAACCCAGAATATCGTTGGTCAATTACGCCCGACGGCCGTCCCAGCCTACCCCTCTTGTTCTCCTTACCAGGCTTATTCTTGGGGACAGGTATTCGGAGGAGGTTGCTGCAATAACGGATGTGGATGTAACAACGGATGTTGCAATAACAACGCTGCTGTCTGATTTTATTAAGAGAGGAGGCTAATATGGCTTGTGTTTCTAAAATAGGATCGTTGTATGAGATGGTTACGAAGAATGTTATTGTCAGTACGACAAATACAATCTTCGGTATTAACCCACGGGCTTGGATCGCCCTTCCGTGTGAGGGTCTTATCCTTCTTAAGATAAGGCAAGTAGTCCCCACAGCCGGAAGTGCTCTACCGGTACAGATTGCGGTCCCGGCAAACAGCACAGTTTCAACAGTAGGAGCCGACACCTGTTGCCCGGTTACGGGAGTGAATGTCGTGAACCCTATTAACGTAGCTGTCACGGGTGATGCTATGGTAAATGGCACAGAACGCCTTCTGTACTTCAATAAAGTTCGTGGCGTGTTAAGATTAATGGATTGCTGTGTTCCAGTAGCGGCAGCCCAGGCGTCTGAAACTAAGGTAAGCAAATGATTTTTAGTAGGGTGATAAACCTGGTCATAGGGACTATCACCCTATTTTTCTAACAGATAAATATTTCGGTCATGTTTTCAGATTTAAAGAAAGGGTTTCAGGTACATACCCTTGATACTAATACAGTACCTAAATACGAATTGGGAAGAGTGGTAGCCGTATCGGAACCAAGATACCTTCCTCCGCAGCCTGGACAATACCAGACCATGCAGACGCGCGTGGTGGATCTTACAGTGGAGCTTACAGGAGAAACCAAGACCTATACAGTTCCCGAATCCCAGAATGTGGCTAAAGCAATGGGAATAACATTGTCTACAAGCATAGATCCTATTATGAATGAATTGAATGCTATAAAAAACACCAGTCAGGAAATAATAGATAGCGTAGATACTCATCGTGCAAAGATCGAAGCTTGTGAATCCATATTGGAAGAAGTTAACCCAGCATTTAAACAGACAAGAGAGCAAGATCGTAAAATAGCTGGTATAGAAAATAAGGTTAATGATCTTACTGATTCATTTGAAGATTTAAAGAAGTTGATTGTAGAACGTTTGAAATAAGTATAATATGATAGTATATGATTTAAATTCAGGGCAAAGAGAATATCCTGGATATGACGAGATAGAAGATAGACGAGGCAGAGGTCGTAGTCGTCGTTCTGATGGGACGTACATGGGTTACGGACATGGATTCCTTCCTCCTTATGACCATTATGGTATGCATGAAAAAATGAAAGAGATGGAAGAACGCGAAAACGAGTTGGAAGAAAGAGAAAGAAGACTCGAAGAACGCGAACGCCGTCATGAAATGGAGGACCGGGAATACCGGAGGATGGGTTACGAATCTTACCCGACCGATTATTATGGAGACGACAGATACTACGGTGATGGTCCCCAGATGCGTAGAGGTAGGGGAAGAGGTCGTGGTCGTTCTTATTGAGGAGCAGACGCAGAGGATCCAGCTTATCAGAAATATGTAGACACTTACGGCTATCATTTCTCTAATGAACTTGCTGACGAAGCGGTTAAGAAAATGGTTAACGTCGATGGATCTAAAAGGATCTGGAAGCAGTCGGAGATAAAAGATATTTTTGAAAAGTGCGGAGCGAAGAAGCCGGATAAAGCGACATGGGGCGATGTCCAATATGTCTTTGCAATGTACTATTCGGATGGCTTCCCGAAGATCTTCAAATGTGAGAACGAGCTGGTGAAAGCTACGTTAATGTATTTGAATGATCCGGATGCCCCCGAAGGAGTAGCCTTTATAAGATGGCTTGCCGTGCAAGATTACCTCGGCGAAAAAATAAGCTGGAAGGATCTAACCTGAGATCCAGACCCAAGTCCTTCCGGCGGTGCGGGAGCCATAGTAAAAAATATGATTCCCGCATTCCCGTTTTTCCCGAAAGGGAATAAAAAGAATAAAAAATATGATACCGGTCGGCGGGCAATAGAATACCCGTGGCCGGTTTGTTTTTATAGCATTTTTTTTCGGACATGAATACAGCGCATGAATCTAAGTCGAATAAGACTCTTTTGCATATAATAGGAGAACTAATAGGTGTGCCAAATACGGTTATAGATACGGCATTGCACGATCTGAAAGACAAAATAGATAAAGATCCTCAATATAAAGACATTAAAAAATGGCTTGAGTCTTTGCCTAAGATCTGACTATGTTTTATGCTTGATACCAAACCCGATATACTTTAACGTATCGGGTTTTTATTTTAATTTATATTGTTTTATTTTAAATCTAATTAACTCATGAATGTCGTGTATAATCATAGAATTGTAACTATATTTGCCTTTAAATAATTAAACGATGCATAAAGCTTTCAAATACAGAATATATCCTAATAAGTCTCAGAAGGTGTTGCTTTCTAAGACTTTTGGATGTATCCGTGTAATTTGGAATGCTAATGTCGAATCTTTCAATTCTTATGATAAGGATAGTAATCCTAAACCTAAAATCATTATTAAATCTGATTTAATAATCGACAAGCCGTGGTTGAATGAAATCTCTGCCGCTGCTATACAACAAAAGATAAGGGATTTTCAAGAAATTACCAATCAGTTTTTCTCTAAAACAAGAAAGAAGAAAATAGGCAGACCTTCTTTTAAAAAGAAATCTGGAAACCAATCTTATAGATTACCTAATCAAAAATTCTCATTAAAAGACAATAAGATAAGATTAGAGAAAATAGGATGGGTTAAGATATCTATTGATAGGAATATACCTGATAATTCAAAGATGTTGTCATATACGATATCAATGAATTGCTGTGGTCAATATTTCGTTTCTATTCTTGTTGATGTTGTTATACCGAATAAGGGAAAGACTGGTAAATCAGTCGGAATAGATTTAGGATTGAAATCTTTTGCTACATTGTCTGATGGAGTTGTGATTGATAATATCAAGTTTTTCAGAGAGAAACAATCTGAAATAGCTAAAATACAAAGACATTTAAGTAGAAAGAATAAAGGAAGTAACAGACATAGAAAGAATAAAATAAAAATAGCAAGATTGTATAACAAGATTGCTAATAAGAGAAACAACTTTCTTCATAATGTTACCACTTCGCTTGTAAATAATTATGATGTTATTTGTATAGAAGATTTAAATGTTTCTGGAATGTTATCGAATCACAAATTAGCTAAAGCTATATCCGATACAAGTTTCTCAATGTTTAGAAGCATGTTGGAATACAAATGTAATTGGTATGGAAAAGAACTTGTCGTAATAGACAGGTTTTATCCATCATCAAAAACATGTTCCAAATGCGGATGGAAGAAAGAAGACTTAACTTTATCAGATAGGGTTTTCAAGTGTGAAAATTGCGGCATTGAAATAGATAGGGATTTGAATGCTGCAATAAATATACAGAGGGTAGGAGTTGATATCCTCTATAATCGGATGCAGAGGGATGAGGTTACGAATCTCAATGAAGCGTCTATAATGGAGTAGTAATTATTATGTTTTACTATAAAATTTCCAACTATGGAAAATAAAGAAGATTACATTGGGTACGAAGATCAAGAGCTGTGTAACCAATATTACAAAGAGGCGGAGGCCATAAGACAAAAGCAGGACTGGCCTCGGCTTAGGGCTGTCGCTGCTCCGGCAAAGGGAACGCCATCGCCCGGCTGGGGACAGCTTGGACGTGGAAATGATGTCCGTGTTAAGTACGTTAGCATCAATTCAGGATTAGGAGGGGATAGGTTATGACTGTAGAAGAATTGGCTAATAAAAGATATGGTGGCGAATTTGTTTTCATGCTTGGTCATTTGGAAGGTGTAACAAGATTTGTTTTTGAATGTTTCGATCCCAGACCTGATCACGAAGGTAAAAATACTTATATGGTTTCCTATTTTGATAAGCGCATCCGTAGAAGAGATGTGGTGGATGTACCGTATTATATGAATGTTTCAGCGAAATCATGAAAATGCTACTTTTAAACGTACCTTCCTTCTCTGGTAAGATAGTTTCTACTACCTGGATTAAAGCTGTAAGGGATTTCCAATCCAGATCGAAGGCAGAAAGAGACTTGTATTGTTCGGTTTGTGGATGTACAGGAGGGTGTAACTTGTGCGATGATGTAAGTAAATATAGGATTTCAGAACAACTAAAATATTATAGATAATATGGTTAGAATCGCATATTTCGGAACCGATGGCTGCCCTGGTCATCACGTTATTCCAATACGAGGTAAATTCACGGAAGAGGATGTTAAGGTAATAGAATCTATAGATTGTGATGATTTCTATAAGGTGTTTGACGTTATGCGTTTTAAGATAGCTGAGTTTAAGGGATGGACGATATTGGGAATCCCTGCAAGCTTAGACGATCATAGACCTGGAAGCAAAACTGTTATCTTCATAGAAGGCAAAGCCAACGAATCTAATTTTGTGGAAGTCATACAAGAGTTTCCTTTTCTTGAAAAGAAAGTAAAGAAGCTTATTAAGCTATATTATGATAAAGAGTGGTTTGTAACGGGCAAAATAAATCAAGATCTGTCTAATAAGGAGCAGTTTCAATTTACGTTAGATAAGGATGATGTTATTAACATGATTAGGGGAGTCGATTTAGATCCTTATTCTGATGTGGCGAATGAAATGGAGAAAATCGGATTGGGAAAATCATTTGATTCTTCATATGATGGCCCCACATGGTCTTGGTTTGTTAACAAAGTAGATATTTGGCAGAATGATGCATGGGATGGTTTTTCTGCTGAGTTCTTATGGGATTTGTATTGTAGGATAAAGAAAGTATAGTAACAATTAATTTGAAATAAATCATGGGATTAGACGATTTTAAAAAAGATGTAATTAGAGTGATGACAAAAGAAGAGTTCGAATCAACGATCAATGAAGATATTAGATTCGTTGAAGGATTAAAGCATTTTTTTAAAAATGATGATGCTACGAGGGTAGTGAAACATATCGAGTCCGTATTAGAAGCATCAGTGGACTACTATTACTCGAATCATCCTGAACCTGAAGCAGAATCAGGAGACATGGGAGAAGTTTCTGATGGATACCATACTTTCAATGAATTGTATCGGTACCGCATGTTGTATAACGCCGCCTTCTTTAATCTATTAGCCAGAAACGGACAGGTTGAAGTTTGCAAATCAAGGAGACACAGCGACGGAGAAAAATGCTTTGGTTCTGATGACTGGTTTATTGTGATGGCGATCCTACCTACCGGTCAGGTATCTAATCACTATGAAAGCAAATACTGGGATTTGTTTAATGTTCCTGAAAGAGAAACCGCTTTCGAATACGATGGCCATACACCAAATGAAGCTGCTGATAGGATAGAAAAGTACCTTAAGTTGCCTTGTTACGGTATGACGTTTGAAAAGGCTTTGGAATCACTCAAATTGGGTCACAAGATAAAGAGAACTGATTGGGGTGAAAAGTATATCCAGATGTTTGTTTTGGATTCTAACATAACTTTATTAATGGTAGATACAGATCAAAAGTCGGCAACAGAATGGAACCCTTCTAATAACGATATAGTGTCTAACGACTGGATAGTATTACAATGAGTTTATTTGTATGTTCAAAATGTGGCTGTATAGATAATACAGCCACGTCCTGTTACTGGGCTCTTATAAGACCTTGTATAAATCGTATCTACGATGAATCGCTAAAGGGATATGAAGGTAAGCCTCTTTGTTCTGAATGTGCTGCTATTGAATATGATAAGGAAGACCAACTGGTGGTGGTTCCTGGAACGTGGCACGGTAAGTTCAAGAAAGAATGGCCTACTGAAGAAGAAAAGAAGCATATTGGTAAAAATGGTATTTTAAATTATTGATTTATGTGTGATAAGGAAATTGTTATATGCGCAGCTATCTGGGTTAAAGATTACAAGAATAAGCCTCACGGTCCAATAAATATACCATCCGGAACCGTATTTTGTGGATTGAGACACTGTTCTATAATATCGCAACTTGCTGCATACGGCATAGCCCATAAAAACCGTAGTATTCAAGGATTTTTGACAAGCAAGAACCGGTTTCTAACAAGAGAGGAAGCATCTGAACTTGTTAGAAACAATAATCAAGAAATGGTAGTAGATAGGAATGCCATTAGAGAACAATTGTATTCGGAAGATTTATATTAACTAAAAACAAAATAATATGGGATTTAGAATCAGAAAGTCAATCTTTTATGATATGATGGACGGCAATCAGTTAGAGTACGAATCTGACAACAAGAATTTAGATCATATCACATTTAAAGGTGATGGCAAAGAATCTTTTTCATTTAACAGAGTTCTTGTTGAAAATTTAATTGAGACATTTGAGACCATGCAGGATATATACTCCGATAATTATAGGCTTAAGGTTTATACTGGTAATTGCATAATTCAATTGAACGCAAATCCAAAGGACCCCAGTAAATCCTTTTTTGACGTATATGATAGAGATGAGATGAAATTGATATACGGAATAAAGATCAGTATTCTGAAAGAAATGTTTGGCATATGCATATGATTACTAAACAAGATATACAAGCAGCAGCATCGTATATTTTCCGAAGCAGTTTTGTCTCAGAAAACCAGGCAAGGAAAGTAACGATAAGAGCCGGTAATAAAGCTACCAAGAACCTTGTCAAGACCTTCAGAGGAAAGTTGTTTAAGAAGGCTTTTGGAAGAGCTCGTAGAGGAAAGGATATCAGTTCTTTTGAAAGACAAGAAAAAGAAAGTGGTTTTAATTTCCTTTACAATCTTAATAATAGTCGTATGCGAAGCGGTCATATTATAATAGACGGAATTGGTCTGTTTAAACAAATAATCTATGAAGTTCAACATTAAAGGTAAAAAAGCTGATATTCGTTTAGGCAGAGGTCTGGCGAATCAGATTAAAATAAACAAAACCATCCCAACGTCTCATAAACCAAAAGAAGAACGTAGAATGATGTTTATTTGTGGTGATGATATTGCTTCTCTTATAAAGCGGTTTGAAAACGAATCAAAGTAAAAAAAAAGTCGGACATGTATCTTGTCCGACTTTTTTTATATATTTGTGGCATGACAAAAGGTTATTATTGGATACCACAAACAGATGAAACGTTAAATGGCAGAAGCTATTACGTGGCTAAGATAGTAGGGGATATCACGTTTGATACTAAACGAAAAAGAATCGTATTTCAAGCTGATAGGTATTTCCCTGTAGGATCTGTTTTTCATTTTACGCACAATTGCTTCAATTATATCATAACTTGCCGACTTCGTAAGCCTGGGCTGTGGTATGAGGCAAGGAGGGAAGACTGCGGACCTATTGGACCGGATGATGTGGAAAGGTTCGAATCGGGAAGGTTTATTCATAGAAATGGGTACAAATACAATGCATAAGCGTAACTTGACGATTTGCGTCAGATTATAATTTTTTTTCATATTATTTTTAAGCCATCAGACTGAGAAGTTAGATGGCTTAATTTTTTATGATATGCTTGATTTTTGGCTACCTTTGTCTCATAACAAAAATGTTTTATCATGGTATCAACGTGTATTATTAAAAGAGATAATAAAAAGAAAGTTGTTTCTGTCTCTACCAGATCAGGGGACAGGTCTATGTTATTCGATAAGATAGCATCTATTCCTCTTATGGAAAATAGGGAACGGGCTACTACTGTTTTTAAAACCGTATTTTCTAATAAGTTCTTAAAGGCTTTTGGTGACTGGAGAAGGAATGTGCCTATCAACAAACAGGCTTACAATAAGGTAAAATCTAACATCGGCCTTATTCCAGAGACCTATAGAGAAAGGGTGCTGGATAAGGCTTCTAAGATGAGCAACCCTATTCTTGTGTCGAAATCAGATGCACCTTATGGGATTCAAGAATCAGGCTTTGGATTCTATAGCCAAGATCTGGGTGATAATATTATGTTGGTGGATGCTATGGTTCCGTCAAGGATCTCCGTGCCGGAAGAACCAGGAATAGACTCAGGGCAGTATCTACAAGATGCTATATCTTCGGACTTCACTCCCGTATCTATGGTACAGGATAATGATGTTAATTATATGGTTATAAAAGACGGTCTTAAGATATTTAGTCCAGAAGAGCTACCAGAAACAGATTCTAATCCTGTGGGTGTAACGTATCAGACTGGAGAACCTCGTTTGTTTTTTATGAATGATCGTAATCAATTATTTGAAGATTACGGAGAAGCTCTTCGCTCTGGCGGGAATGATATCAGAATAGGATTCTTATCTGGCACCGTTCAAGAATCTGCCTGGGATGGCGTGGCAGACATTACTTACAAGGCTGGAAAGTATGTCCTTAACAACCCCAAATCTTTTATACCTGTTATGACCGCCTCTGCTTCCACTTCTTTATCAACAAAAGGTGGGATAATAAACTACCTTATAAAGAAAGGTCTTTTGTCAGGATCCAAGATATTCGATCCGGAAACAAGAAGCTATTATCTTACAGGAGAAGGACATGCAGGACAAATTAGACTTTTCAATTCAGCCTTAGCTTATACCGAACTTCGTAATCATTTCAGTTCTGATGTTTCCATGAATGATCAAGGCATGATAACCATAAATTCATTGGATAATAGTAAGGTGACTATGAGACTCGCCACCGGAGGAACAGAAAGAGTTAGCAAGGAGCAGATAAAGAGCGATCTTAAGTCTGGAAGATACAATGAATTGGATGCTAAATACGATCACTTTGATGCGCTTGTAGTTTCATTTATATTAGAAGACAATGATCTTTATGCTGATACTAAAGCTAAGATAGTATCGGATTATAGCCAAGAGGAACGTAATCAACGAAATTCTATTGTTGAGATACTGAAAACGCTGGGCGTTAGTGTCGTTGGCATGACCGATTATATAGAGAAGTACCAAACTAAATACGGACACGAACCTTCTGCTAAAGCATTGGCGGATATTGCCAATAACGTAATAGCAGTCGGTGAAGATGCTACTTTGTCTGACTTAGTAGAAGAAACAGCCCACTTCCTTGTAGAGGCGTACAGAGATCAGAATGCTGTTGAATCTGTTTTGCAAGACGTAGAAGGCACTGAAGAATGGAATCAGTATGCAAATCAGTATTATAATACATACGGTAAGGTATATGAAGGAACTGAACTTGACAATGTAGTTAGGAAAGAAATTCTTGGAAAGATCCTTGCCAGGGAGATGCAGGACAGAACGGCGCCCATAGAGCCCACCTCCTTCCTGGGACGCGTCCGGCAGCTTCTCTCTGGAATCGTAAACTGGCTTAAATCAGCTTTATCTACCCAAAGACAAGATTTGAATAACGTTATTAAAAACATTCGTGATCTTGCTATTACCGACATAGATAAAGGATTTGATACTTCTCTTTTAAAGGATAATGATTTTACATTATACTCTCTTTCCTCTATGAACAAGAACAAGTTTCTTGAGTCTAAGATCCGGGCATTGAGAAAAACATTGAGAGACTTACGTCAGATAAGCTCTGATAGGGCTGTAACTACATCTATGACCCTTGCTCAACTTAAGACCATAGAAGATAAGATAAATAAGGTAGAGACCGAAATAGACAAAAATGAGATGGCGGCTGCCATGAATAGCATGATCTCCACAGCCGAAGCTCAGGTCAGATACTTAAGCAATGTAGTAAATACTATCCTTCATGGTGATACCAAAGACGGTAAACTTCATTTCAATACCAATGATCGAAAGAACGTAGATATTATCAACAATCAGGTTCTTCCGATCATGAACGATCTTCGAGGATATATCCGTAACAGAAGTACCGAATTTGACGAACGTGAAAAGCAAGATTATACAAATAGGATCAATACCGTCATTGCCGACATCAATGGTATTCAGTCTGATATTAAATCAGTACAAGATCTTGATGAAAGTACGTTGCTTGACAAGTTAATGAACGAACTTCATGTGCCGGCAGATAAGGTAAAGAAAGTAAAAGAGTTCTTTGATAAAGTCCAACACGATGTGTCCTGGATAAGTAGGTGGTTTGGTATATTAGAACATTCTTCCAGCCCGTTTAATAACGCTCTTGGAGCTATGATTGCCAAAGACAATTATAATGCGATGGTGAATGCCCAGCCAGCCATATCCGACTTCCTGGCATATGCGAAAAAACATGGTTTCAATAAATCTGAATTTGAAAAACTGCTTCAGAAAGTAGACGGCAAGACTTCTAATTATCTTCGTAGTGCTCTTGATATGGCTAAATACGATCGTAATAAGAAGCTGGCGCAGATGCGAGCGTTTGCAACTGCCATGAACATAGAGATATCAGAAGAAGAAATCAATGATGTGGTTGACAATAACCGTAATTATGTGTTTAAAAGAGAAGTAGTTGACAAGGACGGAAATACGGTTACTGAGAACGCTAAATTCAAACCTTCTTCTGATAGGGTTAATACCGACATCTTTACCATCGAGCAGGAAAGGATTTATACAGAACAGATGGAGAAGTGGGATGCTGAAAATTCAGAACTGGAATTTAGTGAAAGTTATGCCACAAGAATGGAATCCATATACAAAAAGGCTGAAGAAGAATTGGGGTATCCGGTTTCTCAAACAACTAAAGAATATCTTAATGCTCTTTCCCGGCAAAAACGGATATTGAGGCAACCTTTTATTGATAGCAATGGTAATTTTGATGAAGTTGCTTACTTCAAGAGCAGTAATTATGAAGAAGAAGGACTGCTTCGTAAACAACGTAAGGAAGCAGCTTCAGAATACATATATGTAGGAACCAGAAGAGTCGATAAAACCGGTGATCAACTCAAGATGGCTAAAGAAATACAAGCTATAAATGAAGTATGGAGAAAAGAATCAAATAATGTTACTAATGCCGTATCAGAATCATTTTTGGAAAGATTGAGAACGATTCAGCGTGAGTCTGGAGGGGAGGCTGCACTGAGAACGCTTATGTTAGGAGGACACCTGGCTTTTAATGATCAGTTTTGGAATGATATAGAGTCAGATCAGTCGGCACGCACCGAATCAAACAACAAGGCTTCGTATCTTAAAATGGCGCATGATATCATTAATTCTACGACAAGTGATAGAGATGCGACAGACGTAGAAGCTATTGTGAAAGATATAGAAAAAAACAGGGCTATCATCAAGGAAATAATTGGGAATAACCGCGATGTGGCTGACATCGGAGAAATCAATGAAGCGACATTTACCTCATCTGAAAGAGATGCTTTTAGGGCTGCATCTGAAGCTATTGAAACCGACTACGCTATTTTAATAGATTATGCTAAGATGGTGGGTCTTGAAGATATTGATAAATACCTTACTAAAAGCAGTAAGGCTGAAAACGAAGTCAATCAATCTTATTTAAATGCTCTTGCTGACTCCAAGGAAGTGGAATGGAAGTTTGTGCAACGTCATACTACGGCAAAGAAAGCAAAAAGGATTCAAGCCTTAAGGGATAAACTATTTAAGGCTGCTGATAACCGATATTTGTTTACTGTATCTGAAACCAACTACTTGTCAGAAAAGCTTGGAATAAGCAAAGAATTAGACGGTAGAGATTTTAGGAATGCTGTCAATACTAAGATGGCCAGCTTGTTTTTAAATAACACAAGAGAATCAGGTATAGAAGAGGCTAATGCTATTGTTAATGAATTTGCCAGAAGTCAAGTCTTTTCATATTACAAACGCATGGCTCCTACCGGATATGCGGCTATGCTTGGTAAAATAGGTCGAGGTGAGATAGACGTGGCACAGATGGTTAAAGACGTACAGAACGGGACATCCACACAAGATTATGGTATGAATATATCGTACCTGTCTTTCGACCCTGCAAGAGCGTGGGTGGCTGAATCTGAAGCTGAAAATAGCGGTCGTAACCCAGATTATGTAAAAGATCATGGGTATGGTTATCGTATGCCCAAGAAGAGCCTGTATCGTGATGAATCGTATTTCAATGACTTCGGCATTAGATATGATGCTGATGGTAATGAGATTGCTACTAAAAACGTAGAGCAATGGAATATGATTCAAAAACTTAAGGAAATAAAAAGACAATCCCTTTCCTTATACAAAGAGCAGAGCCCCAATTTGTATGCTATTCCACAGATATCCAAACAAGATATAGAACGTATGGAGGGATTGGGTATCAACTTCAAAAATACGGTTCGTAATTTTGTATCAGATCTCTGTCTGGACAGAGTAGACGATTCTCTATACGGTAAAACCAGACAAGGGGAAGTATATGATCCAGAAGATAGGATTAGGTCTATACCTAAATACTACATATATGAATTAGAGAACCAAGATGACGTATCTCATGATTTTGGTTATTCTTATTCGATGCTTATGATGCAATCATCGTTATACAACGAAAAGCAGAAGTCTATAGAGCTTGCCCAAGGACTGGAGCAGATGTTACTGAATAAGCAATTTGAAGGCGGTAAGAAAGCTGAGGCAACTCAAGCATACCAGATGTTTAGAGACTTCTTTAATGACCATTATTATGGCATTAGGATGAACACCAAGAAACTTACGGTTAACATCGGTGGATACACGATAGATCTTACAAGAATTATGATGGCCGTTGAAAGGTTTATGTCGGTCATGAACTTAGCGCTGTCCCCGTTTGTGGCAGCTACCGGCGCTCTGACAGGTCATATTAACCTCATCATGGAATCTGCCGTAGGACAATATATAAGCAAAGATTCCCTTAAATATGCATCGGCTGAGTTTTCACGTCTTGCGCCATCTTGTATAGCAGAAACCGGAGACATAGATAGAAAAAGCAAATTATATGTCATAGGTGAGAGAATGGGGATATTCAATATCCGAAATCGTATGTATGGTGCCGGATATAATAGGGTGGCCCGGACCTTAATGCGTTCACCGATGTATGCTTTTATGGAAATCATGAACTACCCTCTTGATCCGCAGGTTATGATCGCTACTATGGATAACGTTCGTTATTACAAAGGTCGGTTCTACACGTTCCAGGATTTCAAGATGGAAAAAGAACGCAATAAAGAACAGAGCACCATAAAAAGAGAATGGGATGCATTAAAAGATCGTACTTTATGGAGTATGGTAGATGTCGTAGACGGCAAGGTGGTTGTGAAACCAGGATCGGGTGTTACTGTTGAGGAGGTTGAAACTCAGATGGCTATAACCCGAAATCAGGTTCGTAGCCTGTCTCAGATATGTAACGGATCTTTGAATGAAGAAAACCGGACCGCCGCATCCCGCAACTGGATAGCCAGGTTCATGACTGCCCACCGAGGATGGCTGGTGCTGGCGGCTCAACGTCTGTGGAAAAGAAGGGGATTCAATTTCCAGACAATGCAAGAAGAGGAAGGGCTGTCAATTACGTTAAAGAATATGATAGCTAAAACATTTAGCTTAGCTTCCGAGCCTGGTATGAAAAATATCATAGATGCCTGGAACGAAAATAAAGATAAGATGGGTGAGGTGGAAAAGACTAATCTTAAACGCCTCAGTGTTTATGCCGGCACGTTCCTCATCATGCAGGCCGTGTCTATGCTTCTTGCCGGATGGCGTGATGATGATGAAAACGAGGAAAGCTGGCTTACTCAATTCGGATCCTATGTAGGATTCAGAACCATAAATGAAATAGCATCTCAGATGCCGTTTATTATGGAGCTTAATGTGGTGGATATCATTAATGACCCTTTTGTTATGGGACGGAAACTGAAGGATCTCACCGATCTCAGGAACTACTCACTTGATAAAGTAACATCTGGTACATACAAAGGTGAGTCTAAGTTATTTAGACAACTCGCTAAACAGACGTTTATCAAACAATGGTATAACATTAAGACGCCGGAAGACGTAGCACGTGCCTATAACTGGTGGCAGCAGACGAACAACAAGTCAATGATGTTTTTCATCGGTGCCACTCCTGATTCAGAAGGAGACGATGATGTGAGCTACAAGTAGACGAAGAATATTGGGCTTATATTACTACAATATGGCTCTAATATGCTATCTTAGCATTGTCAAAGAGTAGACTATACGTTTTTTTGTTCTTACTTTAAAGGTTATGTAGGTTTAATTTTTTCTGAAATTGTTTTCTTACCAGTTCTCAGTCAGCGATGATAGAGAACTGGTTTCTTTTGTTATGAAAAAAAATGCTATCTTGCAAAAAAAATAAAATAATGAGAAGAAGGTTTTTGTCATATGATTTATTTCAGACGATAATTCCCGTTTTCGCCGTTAGTATATCTGCACCTCTTTCCACTTGGAAAAATGCCGTTCATATACTTACCACAAGATCGAGGGAAAGTGGTGGTATAAATGTTGGAAAATATGCGGTTGATATTGCCAGTTCCAATTACGTGTGTACTATGGGAGATACCCAGAGTATAGATTGCCATATGACTCCATCCGGTTCCGGCATCAATTGCTATTTCAATAATGGAAATGTCACAGGGGATATTTATCTTACATTTTATCTGGAGGATGTTCTGTACTATTTCTATATAACAGATAAGACAAACGATTCAGATCTTCGTCCTCAACTTTCTATGGATGTTGATAAATATTTTATAGATACTATACATATAATAAAGACAATAAGTGATTTTGTTGCACCTGATACTTACTTAAAAGGAATATGAGAAGAAGATTTGAAACATCATTAAAAATATATGAATATCAAATAGTTAGCAACTGTATAGGGGGGGGGTAATCATTGATGATGAAATAGTCGGTACCGTTCCACAAAGTGGTGTATTTACCTTTCTTTCTATAAAACAACGTCTGGGTTCTATAAGTATCCAAGGAGGAGTCCCATCTAATACAAAAGAGACTATCAGCGAACAAACAGAATCTACGAAAGAGCTTGTAGAGAAGGATGACATTAAACTTATTATAGGTAGAGTAGAATCTCCTTCTTTAGGTTTTTTGATACGTCTTTATTTGCCTGACCAGTTTACAGTGAGAGAACAAGAAAAGAAATATGTAACATATCGTGAAATACTATATACTGCTCCTGGTAAAAAATACAATGTAAACAATGATAATCCTATTGTAATGAATTACACCAGTGAGCAACATGAGTACCCAGATACGATAATAGGAGATCCTGTAGATAAGATCTACGAAACCGGCTCAGATACATCATGGAGTTGCGAACTTGTTGAAACTAATATTGAACCAGAGCCTTCTCCTACATCTTTTCAAAATTTGACCCTAACATCAATAGTCAGACCTATTATAACCAGGTTGGGTCAAGGCACTTTATATGCCACCTATTCCGCTCATATAAAACTTGAATTATATTCTAAAGCGTATGGAAGTATAGGTGAATATGTGGTAACATCGGAGACAGTTACGTTCGACAATTAAAACAATTCTGCATATAGAATCTATACTATCATCTATATGCAGAATTGTATATATAACTGCCTTAATCATTTGGAATAACTCCCACTACTTCTTCTGTTGCAGCTTTTTGTTTAACAAAATCTTCTGCCTCATCCCAAGAAGTAGCCCATATTTCACCAGCGTATTTTCGCCCGTTGATTTCAAATTCTGTCAAAAATTTCTTTTGTTTTTCTTCTTTTGTTTTCATAACTATAATTTTAAAAAGTGAATAATTAATTGAGATATATAATTATCTTAATTGATTTATAAAAAATGTACCCTATCTGTGAAAACTAAACCAATACCTTCTATAATATATCCTACTACAGGAGCTTTGTCAAATTCCTCCTTCGTAGCCCAAGTAGCATTATCAGGCATCAGTTCCTTAAATGCGTCCGAAACATCACCTTGGCACCAGCAGTTATTTGATACAACAACGCCTTTCCCTTCGATATTGACATACATTTTTCTTCCACCACATCCAAGGCCATTCCATCCTCTTGGCACGTTTTCCACCATAGGCTTAAGCACCCAGCTTTCACCGTCTATCCTAACCCATCCCGGATCGTCTTTGTGTTTGTCGTACATATTTTGCCAAAAAGAGCATTCGTAGCACCATCCCTTGTCTTCCATGATAGTTCTTATCTCACACCTTTCAAATCCATCTGCATCCATCGTGTGCGGAGAATGAGGCTGGTGAGGGGTGCCACATTTCGGACATACGAGTTTTAAATTCTTTTCCATATTATTTAATTTTTACGATCTTAATGGAATCTCCTATATTGTATTCCCCTTGGTGCCCAACGAATTTTATTAACCTATTACTGTGAGCTATTGAAACTCTTTCGTCTTCACCATAATACATTATACATCCACCACGTAAAGGTTTTAAATCGTATATAACCCATCCGTCATTAACTTGATTATCATATTTGCATGATGATAATACAAGTGTCATCAATAAAACAAAATATTTCATATTATTTTCAACATAAAAATTTATAACCTGGTTTTACCGCTTCCGCTTCTTCTTTTGTATCAAACATTAAGGTAGTAACGGCTCCCATGCCATAACAATCGTAAGACACTTTCACCCACCACCTGAAAATTCCCGATCCGTAATCATCATAATACGGCTCGGAAAGAACCTCTTCTACGTACCCATCTAAGTAATTCATGATCGTTCCTCCTTATTTTTAGATTCTGCTTCTTCGAGTATGCTAATTACTTTGTCAACAATATCTGAATCGGACATTTTCTCAATAAAAACATCCATCGCCTTAGTTATGTCATTGGCTTCTTTTTCTTCAAGAGCTATTTCTCCACCGGTAATAGCATCAGATAATGATGTAGATAAGTGTCTTATCTTATCAATGTTCATAAACGTAAATGGATTACCACCTTGACCTCCACCCATTTCTTTCATGATCTGATATCCACCTGAGATAAGTCTGCCTGATGTCGTGGCCAAGGAGGATACGATAAGGGCCAGGACCGCCGCTTCCGTCCGCTCCTCAGACACACCCTTCGACCACACGGCTGCCCTTATAGCGCCAGCCAGGTTGTCTATGTATGGCATGAGGCAGTCTTCCATAACTTGTGTTATATCAGCTATAACCTCACTACGCTCTTTATTTATGTAGTAGATAGAAGCATTGTACCTCTTTATCTCTTTGTCCATATCATTTAAAAGACGCTTGATATTGTGCTTATACATAGGACTGGTTTTAATTACTTCCTTTAGCTTAAGAATGTAATTATAAGCCTGGTCGTTTACGAACAACGTCATGGTCTCAACCGTTGAATGAAGCGTGTTAAGACTGTTAAGAATCTTATCGAAATTGTTTATCAAATAAGCTTTTCTGGCTTTTGCTGCATAGTTAATCATCGTATTCAAATTTTAGATTTTCAAGTTCGTGTATTTGTAACTTAAGAGACTTAATTAAGTCCGTTCTCTGTTCCTCTGCATATTTTAAAGCTTCTTCTTTACTTTTAAAAGCTTGATACCCCATCGTATAAGGAGTGAACCGGTTAGGGGTGTCGGCTAATAAAGTACCATCATAATCTTCTATTTTAGCTTTTACTTTTCTTATCTTACCATCTTGCATACATGTGTCTGTAATCCACACAAATGTATCATACATTTCTTCATATAATTCATACCATTCCGGCTTAGGAAATCTTAATGTGAATCTAATTTCGGTATCTTTCTCTAAGACATTAATATCATACGCCTCCGGCCACAGTTCTTTTATGCTGTCTTCATCTTCAGCATACGCCACCAATACAAATGAATTACTGGATTCTGCACTACACCAATATGGATATTTTATAGGCCATTTGACTGGACAGTAATCATTGTTACAGTCATCCTTTCTAATGTAAAATCTTGCTTTAATCATGTTATTCTACTTTTTTGATTTCGCTTAAATCGTCTTCATGCACCAAATAAGATCCTCTTCCCGGTCTTCCTTCTTTATTAACTTCCTGGATTGTAAATATAACTGTTCCAGGACTCATGATTTGCACGCTCTTAAAGAAACCAACAAGAGGCTCTTTCGAACGTTTGTAAAAAACGCTCACTTTATCTCCCTTCTTTAACCCATAAACAGAATCGAAATACTCTTTTTTGATTCTATCAATATTGTCTTTATGATTTCTTATAGCACGAAGCTCTTTTTCCCATAAATAATTTAGCTGTTCTTTTGTCATTTCTTTTCCTCCTTGTTTAAAGGCATTAACCCTTTTCCGTGCTTATCATACCACAGCATAGCTATACAGTTCCATGCGCATTGTGCAAGATGAAAACATCCTGTATCAGAATCCACTCTTTCTCCTTTCATGTATTCTATCAGGTGTCTAAACATTGCAGCGCGGTACCGTTCAAAGCCGTTGTCAAGATTCTGCCAATTATTAGGACCATATTTCTTGGCTCCGGCATGATAGACTCTTACAATATCCTCAATTTCTTCCATCGGAAGCAAATCCCATCGTAGTTTATCATCAATGATGTCATTTTTCACCGATTTTCCTTCTTTTTTATTATTTCTTTTTTCTGAACTAACAGGTTCTAATAATTCTAAGGGCATACAAATCTTTCCCCCTTCATAATATATGACAGCCATAACATCTACATTGTAGACATCTTCCGCCAACTCAACTATAGCTCCTCCAGGAACAATGTCATCTTTAAAAGAATAATCCTTTTTAACAAAAAGCAATTCTCCTTCTTTGAAAAGGACATCATCATTCTTTAGTATATAATCAACTGGTATATCGATCTCCATACGACCTTCATACGACAGCGTGGCCTCCTTATCTCCTTTTTTGATATCTTTTTCACACACAACCTTAAGCCCTTTTTTGGCTACTAATGTTTTATAAGCATGAACATCTTTGTTAATAACCACGCTTTCCCCCTTTGGGATAATAATATCATCCATCTTTTCCATTGTTTTATCGTCTTTTTAATTATTTGATATAATAATATAGTCCATCATTTTTCTTTTGCAAAGCGATCAAATTCTTCTCCGCTCATAACAATGCGGTTAATGATAATTATGCCGTTATTGCTATAATCATCACTTTTAACTCCCATATCATCAAGCTCCTTCTCTAAGTCTTCAAATGTGGGACCTTTCTTGTCTTTAAAAAATAAAGTAGCATGTACAACCTTTCCGTCGTTTAGTTTTACTCTCACGGTATAGATATACCCTTTTTCCTCTTCATCCTTTTTGTTGACACCATCAAGGATGCTATTTATCATATCTTTGTCCTCACGTGATAGGTTGGATATAGCTATTCTGCCCTTTAATCTAAATACTTCGTTTTCGTTCATGACTTTCTGTTTTATTGTTTTCAAAATATTGTCTTACGGCTTCTATGGCTTTATCATCATCAAAAGCTTCTTCAAACTCCGTATAGAATCTATCTCGTTCCATGCAGAACGTGTTCTTCCCTTCCGGTATAGGACGGAATACAACCACCCTCTCTTTGGCGTGGTTGGTTCCTATTATGTTATTATCCAATACGATGGAATATCTTTTTGAACTTTTGTTGATAACAACATCATGTTTAAGACCATATAATTTAAGTATCTCTCTTAATTCATTTGTTTCCATTTATATGATGCAAAATAATATCAAAAATAATTAATTCTATTTCATAATCCAAATGAAATATGTATCTTAGATACATGGTTTGTAAATAGCATTTAATGTATTAAAAATCATGAGATTAGTATATAAGTTTAACATAGGACAAAATGAAAATATATCATCTTTGTGCAAGATTAGCAACAACTTGTACAACCAAGCATTGTATATTTTCAGAGAAACACTTTCTAAAGAAGATAAGTGGTTATCCTATTTTGAACTTGATGCTATCATGAAGAATACCAAGAACTTAGATGGAGACATTAATTACAGATTACTAAAGGCGCAATGTTCTCAACAAGTTCTTCGTATTCTTGATAAAAACATTAAAGGTTACTACAAATCGGTCCAAGATTACAAGAAAAATTATAATAAGTATAGGGAAAAACCTGGTCTTCCAAATTACAAAAAGAGAGGTTATGAGTTCAATTTGTATTACACGAGTCAGAGTTGCAAAATAAAAGATGGGAAAATAATCCTATCAAAAGATATTTCAATACCCATTCCTCAATATGAGAAGTATTCTGATTTGATAAAAGATTTCAAACAGATTAGAATAAAACCATTAGCATGTGGATATAAAATAGAAATCATTTATGAGGTAAAAGATGCTGAAGTATCTAAAGGTAGAGAAGAGAAGATTGCTTCCATTGATTTAGGAATAGACAATCTTGCAACTCTTATCAGTGAAGATTTTACTGTTCTATTTAGTGGCAAATTTGTTAAATCATACAATCAATTGTTTAACAAAGCACTTGCTAAATTAAATAGCATAAAGGATTTACAAAAGATAAAAGGAACAACAAAACGAATAAAGAAATTATATTATGATAGAGAACAGTACATAGAAGATGTCTTTCATAAAATCAGTAGAAAGATAGTTAATTTACTTATCGATTCCAAGATAACAAAATTAATTGTAGGCTACAACAAGGGATGGAAAACTGGAGTAAACATGGGTAAAAGGAATAACCAGAAGTTTACACAAATCCCTTTTGCGAGATTGGTGAGTTACTTAGAATATAAATGTGAATTAGCTGGTATTGAAATAGTTATTCATGAAGAGTCATATACTTCAAAATGTGATTCATTAGCATTTGAGAAGATAGGAAAACATGAAAACTATTTAGGAAAAAGGAAGAACCGAGGATTGTTTCAATCCTCGGTAGGAAAACTCATAAATGCAGACGTAAATGGAGCATTAAACATTATGAGAAAAGTAGTCGGTGATTCCTGTGAATCAATTCGTAGGATAATCGATAGAGGGTTATTGTTTAACCCGGTAAGGATTACGAATGTATTTTGCTAATAAGTACATTTTGAAACTTATAAAGAAATGTAATAAGTTTTATTGAATTTAATATTTTTCATAACATTATTCCTTCCAAATTTACTTTAATAGAACCATTTATGGTTTTAATGCTCCCATCTATGGTTGAAATCACATCATCTAAATCATTTATAATACTTTCCATGTCATCAACCACCTCCTCCATATCAGTTACAGCCTGATCTGATTCCCAATATCTTTCTGAGTCTTGTAACGATTCCGGTATATTATCTCTCGCCTCCGTCTCTTCATCTAAAATCATATCAATATCATCTTTGGCTGAATTTATGTTGTGCTTTAACTCCGATAACTTTGATTTGATGTATTCAAAATCTGTTTTATACTTATTTGCGTTTTTGATAACATCTGATATTTTTTTTCTTCTCTTGTTGTTCATGCTTTTATGATTATTTAACCAACAAAACCACCATACTTTAGTAGGTAGATGAATTGGTTTGATTAATTTTGAATCAAAATTACAGATAAAAAGGAGACTGTTTGAACTCCAACAAGCGTATCGTAAAATAAACGATCTTCGATCGGATTTTCAATGGGGATTAGCTCATCAGTTATGCAAACAGTATGATTATATTTTTATTGAAGATCTAAACATTGAAGGAATGAAACGTTTGTGGGGAAAGAAAGTTTCTGACCTCAGTCATTCTTCTTTTATTAACAAACTTACGTATGTTGCTTCAAAGTATGGAGTAACGATACACAAGATTGACAAATGGTATCCTTCTTCCAAAACTTGCGAATGCGGCTGCATTAATAAAGGACTGTCGTTACGCGACCGCACGTGGGTATGCCCGGCGTGCGGTGCCATTAACGACCGTGATGTTCTTGCAGCCCGTAATATACTTCGGAAGGGCATTTCCGAATTGGAGAGCAAGAGTAATTCCAGCGATAGTAATATCGGGGTTTCTTGCGCTTGTATCCAAGAATCCCATTTGCTTTAGCTATGGGAGTATGTCAACCTATTATAATATTCGATAATCTTTTCTTTCCTATCTCCCGGTTTTACTGCCATATTCTCAGCCAAGAACCTAAAATACGACACCGGTATGTCTTTGAATCTAATTCCTTCATATTTTCCAAACCACATTATTATGCTGTCAAGATCGTCCTCTCTCCTACCATCTCCATTTACGGATTTAAGCGAGGCTGCCCGGCGAAGGATCTCGTCTTTGGTAATAATATCACCCATCCTTATATTGGACAGAAGTTGATCTCCGGCAAACATACACCAGCCTTTAGAAGGGAATTGTTCGATTGTCAAGTCTTCTATCCGACCGAAACGCCTCATGTTGTCGCAGCAATCAACTATCAGTGCCTCTTTCTTGTCAGGATGGATGCGAACTGCACGGCCTACAATCTGGTAAAATACTGAATATGAGAATGTTGGACGCCCAAACATCACACAGTCAAGTTCAGGAAAGTCAAATCCGGTAGCAAGCGTTGAATAATTAAAAACCACCTTCAACTTTCCTTCTTTGAAATCGGATATAATTTGCTCTCTTTTCTTTTTGGTTGTTAGCGATGTTACGACACCGGTTATGGCTCCCATCCTGGCATTCATGAACTCTGATATTCTATTACATGATTCGATAGAATCCATACAGACCAAAATGGCTTTACGTTCGTTCATAAGTTGAAGAAGGCGCTTGTAGATAGAGTTGTTTAAGCCATTTCGTACAATACTTTCTTTAATAGATTCGTTGGTGTATTCAGCCCCGGTGCTGTTTAACATCAGAGCCGATTCATCAAACGACCATCGTTCGTACTTAAGTGGACACCAAAACCCTTGAGAAGTTAGTTCTTGTATCTGAGTCACATGAACTATTTTCTTGAAGAAGTTATGTTCGTCTTTCGTCAGCATATTGAGCTTGCTATAGTTTCCTTCCAGCATGGAACTGTAGGTTCGGAGGCGGCAGGGAGTGGCGGTGAATCCCAGCACCTTCGCCTCGGGAAACTCGCTCATAAACTCCATAAACTCAGAACCTTCTTCAGGAGAATATCCTGAATGACAATTTCCAGAAACAAATGTATATCCTTTATATCTTAGTACTATACATCCAGATGGAACCTCTACGCAATAAACTTGTCCGGTGTATTTTTCATATCGTTTATACATAGAGTTAGTGCCTCTTAGTTTTTTGTCTTTTGTTATAAAAAGCCTATAAACATCCGAATATGTTTCTTTTCTGCCATCCTTTTCAATAGAAACATAACATCCGTGGCCAGCTATTGTGGCTACAGAATTATAAAAATCCACCTGCGTTTTATCGGTCGATGAATAATAAAGCATCGTATTCCCTATAATACTGCCGTCCCATAAAGAACACTCTTCTATTACCGATCTTGCTTTTTCGTAAGACATTGGGAATGATATATGATTTCGAATATCCTTTGTTGTAAACTTTGGCATTCTTACCATAAACCTTCTTCTGTTTTTCGTATTTCCTTCTTTTTCTATTTTTCCTTTAACTTCCCATATCTCAACGTTTGCATTCTTACATAAATAATGAATCCTTTTTATTTTTCTTTCTTTTGAAAATGAGAAAGATATAATTGTGTCATTTTCGTTTTTGTTATGAATACTTCCATCTGCTTGTGTTGCTATAAACAACCTCTCCATGTCAGATAAGGAATCGCCTTCGCTATCTACACGTGATATCCCTGATACCGGAATGCATTTCCCAGATTTAAAAGAAGCTTCAGATATTTTCTGTTTATACCATTTACCGTATTTCTTATCATAAAACAAGAAATCATGATTCTTTGTCACTGGAAGATCTATTCCATGTTTAATATGAAGTAAACAAATGTCACCATCGTGCGGCTTGTTGATATATCTGATAGGCATCACAAAATCAATAAATCCTTTATCATATTGAGCTACCCTTACATTTTGTTCTAATTTATTAAATTGAACAAACCCTTTTTCGGTTAATATCTCCACATCTCCAGTAAAACATTCATCTATCAAGATCGTATCTATCCCTATATCCTTCAACCTCGCTACATCTTTTTTTATGCTCTTTAATGTTGCATAAGTCATAGCCGACAGTTCCTTTATACCACATGAAGCAGAATATATGGTAGGTTTAGAATCGAATGATACGGCCTTTGCATAATTCTGCTCCAGAATCTCTTTTGAGGGCTGTAATACTAATGTTGGTCTATTTATTTCATGTGCTATCTTGGATATCAGAAGGCTCTTTCCACATCCACATGGAGCTACGATTATGCCAGGCTTTTTAGATCTTCCTGTAAGAAACTTAAGCCCGGCATCTACCGCCTCTTTTTGGTAAGGTCTAAGTTCAAAGCCCATCACAATCTATTATATTATTTTTTGAAAGTTCTATTATCGCCTCTTTCAACATCTCCCTTGCTTTATTCTCATTATCTTCAAACAGGCATACACTGCATGTAGCACCTTTGGAGGGGTAGTCTCTGTAGGCTTCTGCTCTTTCTACAACGTACTCACAACAATAGTCGTGACTCATGTCTTTTGCTATACTTATGAAATGATCTTCTCCATCCATCAACACGCAATATTCAGCATCGTTTTCGCATGCAATAACACCTTTGTTTTTTAAAATGGATAGCACTTTATTTCCAAAAAGTCCAATATAGACCCATATACCTTTCCCTGCATTTTTGTAAAAAATATCCATCCCTTCTTTGATTGTGACTTTCTTTTCCATAATCCCTTATTTTATATCAGTAATTAAAACATATCTTTCGACAATATCTTCAAGCTCCATAGAACATAACAAACTTGGGCTTTTTCCGTACTCGTACAGAGCGTACCCTTCCTTTATATCTAATATCTTGATTATATGCTTGCCTCTTTCAAATGGATCCATGAAGTAGCCTTTGTATTCGTATCTTTGACCAACTTTTATTTTGTCGGTCTTCTTCTTCATCTTATACCGATCTATTACCCTGCTTATTTTTATAAGAATCGTTACAAACAAGTATGATAATAAAAAGACCGCTGCTCCTGCTATCAATGCTCCTTTCATTGTATTTCTTTTAAGTAGTTAAACCATATATCCTCCAGTCTTTCCTGAAGCTCAAACGCTTTCTTGAAATTCCCGCATCTTACAGCAACGTCTCTCATGTATTCTACGTTTATAACTTCCGGATCTTGCCGGTATTTTGTTCTTAACTTTTGAACGTCCTCGTATTTCATCGTTTTATCTTTTTAGACGGATCCCAATCCGAAGAGAAAGGGCATTCGTTTTTGTTATGTAATCCAAAGTCGCAATAATAACACAGTGCTGACGGGCAGGGTAGCTTGTTTTGCGAAACAGGCTGGCTTAGGGTGGCACGCCGCTTGCTATACCTGGCTCCTTCTGCTCCCTGGATGTACGCTTGAAATGATTTTACACTATTATCTTCAAAATCATACATTTTAGACAAAGTGTCATTTAGCATCTCTATAGATTTTGTTTTACGTTCCTCATCCACCTTAACCTTTTGGTACTGCCTGGTCCTGGTAAAGAAATAGATGTTCATATCTGGAAGAACTCCACCATATCTTCTATAGATGTAAAATGAATATATAGGATGCTGTAAATTCGTTTCCAACTTCTTAGAATCAAAAACCTTATTACCTGATTTCCAATCTATGACATAATGGTGAACTACGTTCTTGCTTTTTATAGCCAGATGAAGGTCTACCGATCCTACTATGTACACATGAGTATGAATTACTCCATTTATGTTAACAGGCTTAGGAAGACGGTACGGCAGCACAAAATCTTCTTCGACTCCAACTATGGCGCCGTGTCTGATAAGTTTCTCACAGGGATTAAGATCACTATCAGCTATCATAAACCTATTCCCGTCTTTTTTAAACAGATCCACAATCCAAGCAAGAAGTTCTCCAGATTGTTTCATGGCTATCATCATATTTTCCGGTGATTGCCAAGGTATGTCTTCTTGGTAAGCATAGTAACTTATTGCTTCTCCAAGGTCTTTACCAGAAGGCTGTCTTCCGTTCTTGAAAAAGTATTCCAGTGTCTTATGAATAACCGTACCATAAGACGTAGCTTCTTGTTTTTCTGTAGACCTTTTACCTTCCACATAAGTCTTATACCATTTCATTGGACAAGTAAGAAACGTATCTATCTGGGAATAAGATATGGCAAGACGTTTCACACCATTAAACTCCTTATATAGCAAATGCGTTTCTGGGACCATCATAAGCTATCGTCTTTAAATCCTTCCGGGTAATATACGACATACTTCTTACCATCTTCTGGTGTCATGGCGAACTGCATGTAGTTGTTACGATTACGATGTTTGCCATCCAATCCACGTTTCCAATACAGTATCCCGTCTATATCCACATAAGATCGGCCTCGGTCGGCTCTAACTACGTCCGTGTGCAGCAGATACCCGTCGGAAGACACGATCCACACTTTATCCCCTTTGTTTAAATAGGATATTCTTTTTCTTACAACAACCTTTTTCTTATTATCTAATGCAAATTCCTCATCAGTCATACTCTTCATCCTCCTCTTCTTCTGTTTCAAAATCAATTCCATAACACTGATCATAATGCTTGGTCAGTTCTTCTGGTTCTAAATCTTGTCCAAAATCCATGTTAAAAATATTGTAATTAGTAAAGCACTGTCCCTGCCGGCAGGAAATCTATAAATGCTGCTTTTGCTTCTTCAATTAGGCCCAAGTGTAACCTTGGGCCATTGTATTTATTTTTTGTCATCTCCTTTTAACTTCTTTAAAGTATCTGCAATCGGAAGCTGATCAATGACTCCCAATGCCGGAGCAACGGCCTTAACAACATTGTTAAGGAAATTACCGGTGCTGTTCTGACCGCCGTCAAATACCGTGATATTTCCGAGATTGATGTGCTCGAACGCCTTAACCTGTTCTCCAGCAATTTCTTTCCACTGATTAACCATCTTGTACTGGATGGCGATCTGAGGATTGGATTCTGCTGCTTCCACCATAGCCTTAAATCCGTCGGCTTCTGCCATTAACGACTTTTTCTTACCTTCGGCTTCTGCCTCCAGCTTCATCTGAATAGCTTTTGCCTCTGCCTCAGCTTTTGCCAAATGTGCTGATGCCTCAGCCTCAGCCCGGCGTTTGATCTTCTCGGCCTCGGCATCAGCTTGCAAGATAGCCTCTTCCTTCTGGGTTTCAGCCGGCACAATCTTTTCAGCCTTAAGCGCAGCCTGAACTTTCTTAGCCTTAGCTTCTTCCACTTCTTTGTCTGCAAGCTCTTTTGCTGTTTTTACAGCCGCTTCCGATTTAACTTTTTCTTCTCCGGCCTTCTTTTCTGATTGAGCTTTGATAATCTGCAATTCTGATACTGACACAGCAACCTCCTTCTGGGCATTGTTGTATCCTATAGACGCATTTTTCTCAGCCTCAGCCTTCTTAATCTGAGCTTCAGAGTTTTGTATTGCTATAGCTGCTTCCTTGTCAGCTTCAGCCTTGTTCTTTCCGACTTCTTCCATCCTTTCAGCCTCGGCTTTATTTACTTCAAGTTCTGCCTTAGATCTTACGATCGCCGATTCCTTGTCGGTTAAAGTTTTTGCGATAACCGCAGCCCTATCTCTATCTGCTTGAGCTACACCAATCTGTTTTTCTTTATCGGTTAAAGCCAAAGCTATTTCTTTTTCTTTCTTCGTTTCAGCTACTATTGTTTCCTTTTCTTTTTCAGTACAAGCAATTTGAATCTCTTGTTCTTTTTTGGTATTAGCCACAGCCGTTTCTTTCTCCTTCTGCTGTACAGCAATCTTAATAGCCCCCAGCTTCTCCTGTTCTTCGATATTAGCCTGTGCTTCGTTCAGAGCCCTACTTTCAGCCTCCTTACCAAGGTTCATAATATAACCGGCTTCGTCTCTAATGTCACTGATGTTGATGTTCAGGAGGTAAAGACCTAACTTGTTAAGCTCGTTATCAATGTTCTTTCTTGCCTTATCCAAAAACTCATCCCTGTCAGAATTAAGTTTTTCGATTGTCATTTCAGCAATAATCAAACGCATCTGACCGTAAACGATGTCCGTAATAAGATTTTCAGTAGATTCGGTATCCATTCCCAAAAGTCTTTCTGCCGCATTTTGCATGATCTCTGGATTTGTACTGATAGCTACTGTAATAGTCGTAGGAACATCTACTCTAATATTCTGAGATGACAAAGCACCGGTAAGCTTGCAATCTATTTGCATAGGCTCCATTGACAAAACATCATAGCTTTGAATAATAGGCAAGACAAATGCCGCTCCACCATGATATAATTTCGCCGATTTCTTTTCCCCACCTGTCTTACCATAAACGACCAAGACCTGATTAGGCTTACATCTACGATACCTTGATAAGACTCCGATGATTGTCAAAATAATCACTACAGCTAAGATAGCTGACACGTACATGATTGTTGTCATAACTTTTAAAATTTAATTGTTGATAAAAAAAATTAGATACTTAGTTCTCCTTCTTCGTATTTTATATTCACCTTGTCACCGTTTTTGTAAGTTTTTCCAGACAAGCATCTTACTCTCATTTGCTCCTGTCTTCCATTTTTCGAAATATTTACCATATAATGATTCTTACCTGATCTAAATACTATCTCCACCTCTCTGCCATTTAAATCTTCCGGACATTCGTACACCATTTCTTGCTTTAACTTAAGAAGTAACTTATATACGTAAAACAAAACGATAAAGAAAAACGACCCTATCACAACCCCTACTAAATGGGAACCCGAAAAGTAGGTAGTCCAGCTATATCCAAGAATAAAATGTGTTATGCCCTTGAATGATATGATGTCCGACAAAGACATACTTAAATCAGAAGCATTGTCAATATCCGTATCCAGATCAGATCCTAATATCGACAACAAAAACTGTATAACAAAAGCAAATGATGCTATTAAAGCCATGCATAAAATTATATCATTTCCCATGTCCTTCTGTTTTTATTTTGTAAACAAGATCAGTCATATCTTTGATGGTCTCCATATCATAATCAATAATAACAATATTGAATTTTTGTTCCACCATCATTTCAAGTTCAATTTGATCAAGAGAATCTAATCCAAGTTCTTTAAACGTCACATCTTCTTCGTGAACTATATCCATTTCTGAATTAAGAAACTGAGTAATAATTATATCCTCTATAATCTTTCTGATTTCTACTTTTTCCATTGCTTTCTAATTTTGTTAAATAAATACGTTTTTATGTTTTTCAATCGCTCTTTGTCTGTTTCAGAACTTCCGGTAAACAAATAATCCGGATTGCCTTTAGCTGGCGGCGTAGGCAATTTAGATACGGCAAACAACCAATCCATTTCCTTATTCTTCTTAGACTCCAAATAAGGCTCGGTAGCGATCTTAAATTTTTCAGCTATTAAGTCAAAGAGCTTTGAATTTTTAAGGTTCATATGAACTGAAAAAGCCTGAGAAGGCGGTTTCCATATGAAGTTACATAAGCTCATTGTGTAATCTCCTGACTCTGCTATATAAGATTCTGTTACCTGAAGTATGACCTCTTTCTTAAATGAGGTGTTACCCATAAACCAACACAATCTGGATTCCGCTTCTTTTCTGCTGACACCTATGTCTTTTGAATATGATTCGTACATTCCTATCATAATCTTCAACGTTTCCAGAACCTCGTCCGTCATTTCCGGTGTCTCTATATAATTCACAAAAGACGTTCCTTTGTTGGTTAATCTCATCACGCCTGATTTTAATTTCTCAACCAGGCCAAGCTCTATATACCTCCCAGCATCTTCTTCCGGCATGGCTTCGATCATAACCGAATCCTTCTGTCTTATGGCAAGAAGATTAGCGAGATCATTAGGAGTCATGTCTGATGCTGCAAGTTGTCTGAAATTGATGTACATGCCTAATCAGCTTTAATAAAAATAACATCCTTGTTATCCTCCCTCTCCGTGTGATTACACGGACCTGCAACCACACCCACTGCCCCGCATGTAAAGTAATTAAATATACATCCTTCACATCCTGCATCTGGTGCCGTAGGTTCCACGCATTTTAATCTCACAAGTCCGGCATCAAACACTTCTCCTATTTTAAATTCCTTCTTTTCCATATTTCCTCCTTGTTTTTAACTGTTGTATCCTTCTTTGATAATCGAATTTCTACCGGTAGATACCGACTGTCGAAGATCGTCATGTACAGAATCTACCGTAGAATACTTGTTTCTGGTTGTAAAAATCACTTCCAGCATCTCCTTGTAATCACCTAAAGCCACTTCGTATCTTGGATCCACTTTGGCTTTTCTTTCAGCCTCGGCATTACTTTTAGCCAGCTCTCGGTCGAGAAGATCTTCTTTGATTCGGTCAGCAATCATATCAAGCTCTTTTTTGATTACTTCGCCGGCTGCCCGAAGTTGACCTTCTACGTCACCAAGCTGATCTTGGACGGTTCCTATTTCTTTCTTTAAACGATCGTATTCGTTAATCATACCCATATCACCTGCATAGCCGGAAAAGTCCTTGATTATTCTGGTTCCTTCTTTAAGGAGCTCAATAACTCGTCTTTTGCGTTCTCTGCTTATTAAAGACGGAAGACGATAATTCATATCCGCCACCGCCTTGTCGTGTATGGAGTTGATTAAAAACATCTCTCTTTCATCCCCTGCGAACTCAGTAAGAACCAAAAGGAACTTACTTATCAGGTATTCGTTTTCTTCTATGGTAAGTCTCATACGTTTCTTTTTTTTTAATATACTGACTGTTCTTCCTTTACCTCTTGTTCTTGATCTTGATTGTTCGTAACGTCTTCCACAGTATAGAGCTTGGGCGGCGTCGGCGGCTGGTTGGGGTTCACGAACTTCGTCCCTCCCTCCCCGTACATCCATCCATGCCCCGGCAGGATCTCTGGGTGGATTGTATTAGTAAGCTCTTCCATACTAACTTGCCTTACCTTCAGTATATGATGAAACACCAGTCCGGCTGTCCTGAATGATGTTTTGTTTTCAGTTTTAAACCGGTCAAGAGTCTGATACCAGTCTTTCCCAAATATCATATACTTATCCAGTCCGTATCTGCGAGGATTATGCAAGCCTATCATTAACGTACATAGTTGCCCCAGCGTATCAGACTGATAAAAGTCAGAAAGACGGGGAGGCTGCTCTTGAGGGCTTTTTATCCTTCCTTCTATCTCTCTGTTGAATTGGGATATGATGAGGAAAAATATGTTTTTATACACTAATTTGGCTTCGTTCATAACCGCCACCAAATCATCTATAGCCGACTTAGGATCTAACCCCATTCTTTTTATCAAAGCAATATGATCGACTTTAAATATTATAAGACGTTTGTCCTTGTGTCTGGTAGCTATATGATACACAGCCGCCTCAAACTCTTTTACCGTACACGGAGCGTCGATGTATATTATATTATTTCTGATTTCACCTTGAAGGATTTCAAACATCCTCATCTCTTCTACTGTATTAGAATCTTGCCTTCTTAATATTTCAGGAGCCCGTTTTTTCATATCCTGGCTCATTCTACGAAGAAGAAGATCTTGAGGATTCATTTCGAACTCGCAATTGACAAGAAAATAATCTTCTGCCTGCGGGTTGATCATCGGATTCATCACATTTTCCAATATCTTTTGGGCCACATACGATTTACCCACAGATGGCCGAGCTCCTATGGCAATAGCATGCTGAGGGAAAATACCTCCAAGCAAAGCCTCGTCAATATAATCGTATCCGGTTTTAGCGGGGATAAGTTCTCCCCGCCTGTATTTTAAGATATTCTCATACGCCTCTTCCATAACCTGTTTAGAGGTCTTGAATATCCTTCTTATATCTATCCTATTTGCTATCTCCTCTTGCATTTTTGTCACCTTTCGTATCCGACTTGGATCCCCTATTAGCTTTTACTGATTTATACCTAAGACCGTTCTTGGTATGAGAACAATCCTTGCCTTTCCTCCAGCCCTTGCCCTTCTTCTTGTCCGTTTCGTAGTTTTTACGACCAAGTTCCCGGCGTTTGGCTTTCTGTTCCGGTCTGGCATTTATCTCCTTGTCTTTTTTAGCCTTTTTCTTCCTGGCTTCGGGATGAGTCCTGTAGTACTCTGTCGATCTACCCATGTGCTTATATTTTTTTTGATTAATAATAGCACAAAGATAGGCAATTCGCGCCCTATTTCAACCTGCCGTAGCTCATATCAGGATCACACCAAACATATCCGTCTTTCTCATCATGAAGATACTCAGGACATCCCCTGCATGCACTACTCCCTGACACTATTTGATTATTCTTATTAGGACACTTATCTCCAGGTTTATGCCATTCTATCCTCGAACCTGATCGTTCTTTATTTATATGACAGAACTGAAAGACTTTCCCCATCGTCTTCTCACCGAACATGCCTATATGCGTATATTCTTCCGGTATAGAGAGAAATTCTGATAAATCTTTATACATCCTTTCCTGTTCTTCCGGCGTAGACCACAGTCTGTCAAGTTCGGCATGGACTCTTATTTTAAGAGACCTTAGTGATGGGCCCGCAAGCCGGCCTTTAGCTTTTCCCTTATTCGGCCCTGATTCATGAACACCGACATAAGCGTTGCATGGTTTACACATCATAACCATCCCTAAGCCTTTTCTGCTATATATTTTATCGGCATTGACCAACTCGGTTTCTCTTCCGCAATAAGGGCAAATTTCGCCTCTTAAAATCCGTTGTTGCCGCACATTGAGTTCCATACTCTATCCTTTTGTTTCTCTTTAAACTTTTCATACAAACTGCTTTCAGTTTCCATTTCCGAGATCTCCACCTCTACGTCCTCTCTTTTGAAAATTACTTTCTTGGCTGTAGGATACGCACATTTAGAGATACGAATAGCATTACGAATAGCATAAACAAAATACGTTTCTGGTGATGATTCGATCACCACTACCTCGTTTAAAGTGTTTTTATAATTTTCCATGTTATCTACTTGCTTCAATTACATACCCTGGATTATCTTCACATGCCTCTTTGTATTCGATAAGAAACTTAAGAAATGAATCATAAGACCCCCATCCATTTTCTGGTTCGTATCTCAAAAGACTCTTTCTCTTGGATATCATAATATATATACCTTTTGTGAGTATCTTCGCCATCTCTTTGGTATCTATTTCCCTACCCAATTCTTCCGGTCTCCAAACATAATCGTACAGCGTTTCTTTATTTTCTGATACGAATATTTTTTGTGCCATCTTGTTCATGTTGTGGGTGATGTTTGTAACCCATTTACGATCCTCTTCTTTCTTCTTGCTCTTAATATAAACGTCCAGGCTCATAATATTTTTCTTTTACTTTATTATTAATTATCAAATCTGCCACATCATCTCCGTCTCCTACATTTTCAACATTTTGAAGATAGTCCGATACTTTTATCCTTGACTTCATCATCATCCCATCTATCTTTTTACTCCATGTGTCAAATGCTTGTCCTTTGTCCGGAAAAGCTACAGTCTTTCTATCTTTTAAAACATCTATCACTTCCGGTCTTAAATTCTGCAACCCACCGGTAGCTACAAACAACTCATCTGGTTTATTCACGGCGCATATAATAGCCGTCTTTTCTGACTCCACCAAATTAACTACCTTATCCGGATACTGGCTTAGAAGATGTTCTCCAAACAGGCATTGTCTAAACAAGAAGTCTCTTGCATGCAACGAGTGATAAAACATGACATGAGGTCGCTCATTGTCACCATCTTTTTCCTTCACTCTTTTTACATCAATCTCATTCCCCTGGCTGTCGGTCTTTATGTAAAAATCCATAATCTTGCCGGTTCTACATACAAAGTCCTTATCTATCTGCCAGAATATACAACACCCTTTCCATCCCCATAAGTCCATTGTTCCAACATGATACCTTCTAAACACGTCAGATACCCTTTCTTTTCCCCATAGAGACGATAAAAACCTAAATACAGTATTTCTATCATCTGGAACCACAGTCCTCTCAAACTCGCTAAAAGGTATGTAATTTATAACATCAGGGTTTACAGGAGGACGATAAGCTCTTATGCATTTATTTCCTGAAATCCAAAGATCTTTATCACCTACATCCTTGCCGGTAGGTCGTTTATCGTAACCGCAAGTCCGTTCATGATCGCATCTTCCGAACTCGTTTCCAACAACCTGACCGGTCGCCACATCAATATAAGGGGTAAGGCACCGGCTTTTCCCGCAAGCCGGGCAGGTTAGCTTCATTCGGCTCCTGCCAGGCCTGCGGTCAAGTTGAAACCGAGGTACGTTTTCGTATTTTCTAAAATCAAGCATCCTTAGCTCCTCTCATTGCTTTTTATATCATGAATCTTTTAGACATTTCCTCTGCAATATCATATACAACCGTATGATCTTCTTCATTGTACGGCTTATTGATATTCAACACTCCTTTTCTCACTTTGAACTTCTTATCTTTTCTAAGGTGATTCAACATACCTTGTTGGAACACACAGTCCGCCTTTTCAAGTGCCACACTGTCTTCTGTCCATTCTTTCAGCGTATATCCTTTACTGCTCGTGCTTTTTGGAGAAAAGTTCATAATACGTGCATCAATGCCATACCATGCTTTAACCATTCTTCTTTCAGCTTCCAATTGGAATGCATATGATTCCCATATTCCTCCCGATTTAAAGTCAAGAATGACCACTTCTTCTTTTTCCACTTCTCTTACTTCCTTCTTCGGATCACCTTTTTTGAACTGTCCGGTAGCCCTTTGATATACGGCTCCAAAATAACCTTCTTCTTTGTATTTGAATGTCATTTTAACCATCGCATCAATAGGTGTTGCTACAAGGTAATCCTCTAAAGAAAGGATTCTTTCTATCATCATCGGTTTCACCTTGTAATCAGAACAGAATTTGGCAAACTTCATGACCCTGACAATCATATCGTCAAGATCATCTATGCTATTAAAGAACCGATCAAGATTTTTCTTGGATATCTTCAGCTTGCCTTCTTGCACTGTCTTAACTACAAAGCTTCTATTTAAGACCATATCTCTACCTGTTAGGTACAATCCGTATAAGTAGTGCATGATCGTTCCCTTATCGGCTTCATACTGCGCTACCTCTTCTGGATTGCGACCAAGCATCTTCATCTCTTGCTTCCATTCCTGAAGTGCCGTCTTATCATCTACATACCCATCTTTGATTAAAGTTGTTACCGAAGCATATATCTTAGCCGTCCCATCATCCATCTTTCTTACATAAAAACGATTATCGTCTAATGTCAATCTTACGAATTTGGGTGTCTCAATCTTCTTCAACTCATCACAGATATAAAACGGCTCTAACGTTTCCTGGTTTTCTGTAAACGGATTCGAGTCTTCTTCTCCAGGGTTAGGAGCGGCTTCCTCCGCCGGAGCTTCCGGTTCCTTCTTCTGGGCCTGCTCTGGCTCAGAAGCCGGCTCTTCAACTACTGGAACCTGTCCGCCTCTTTCTGCTATGTCTCTGTTCTTTATTAAAGACATAGCTTCCTTTTTTAATTGCTCCGGTGTTTGATTAGGATCTGATACTGACATCACAACATCGTTCATTCTAAACAACGTATTTCCTTCTCCTTCCACCATAGGTACAAACCCTAAATCTATTAATATTTTAATCTTTTCTTCTATCATACCTATCAATTATTTCAATAATCAACCTACCTCTTTCCTTGATCATTCCTCTGCTTTCCATATCCAGTACCTTCTTTACCGCATACTTCCACACAAAAGGAAATTCTGTTTCAAGTTTATCAAATTCCATCCGGTCAAGATACATGTCGAATACCGTATGCTCCGATTCATGAAGGAAAACTATATTATCCCTGCAAGTAGCAACCGACTTATATATCCTTTTCGGAAGTATGTGACAGACGTTACATACTGTAGGAAAATGAATAGCTTTACCAGTCATAGACATTCGAATAGTACTCAACTCCTCCAACATAAGACGAAAAAACCCGGATAAATCCGGGTTCTCTAACTTTTTCTTCTTGCTGCTGTTTTTAATGGATGTAATTCTGTCTTTTTTCTTCGGATTCAACTCTTTGCTCCTGCAAGCCTGGCATAAGCCATGACTTCTTATCATCACTTTTCGTCCACATCTTTTGCAGACGTACAATTTCTTTTCCACTTTTTATACTTCAATACAAGTGATATAATCGAAAAGGATACTGCCGTTAAAGATAACGTATATGGTACGTTCATTAACCATCTTGGCACTTCTTCTGTCTTGATCACTATCAGCAAAGTAGCACCTGCTACTACCAATAATACAATTGCCATCGCAAGTGCTACACGGGAAACAACATCACTCATCAGTTTTCTTTTCTCCCAATTTTTCTACACCTTTTTGCAGATCGTATTTAAATACTTCAATGATTTTCGTTTCTGCAATAGACTCGCAATTCCAGTCGCCCAACGTACCTTGCATCCCCTTAGTTAACACAGCCTCAGCATCTTTTGGATTGCCGGCCTGGACATACATATAGCATGGCGTTTTCTTTTCTTTACCTTTCTTTTCATCCAGTGTAATGTAATTAACCTTACACTTATACCAGTACTCAGCTTCTCCGTTGAAGAAGATTTCCGACACTTTAATAGGGTTAATTTTTACAACCTCGAAAGAATTGTACAAATCTTTAAAGATTTCCAACGATCTTGATTCTGCCTCTGTATAAGACAAGGCATCTACCAAATACTTTTCAGTTACTTTCTTTTTTTTGCCGTTCTCGATATTATCAATCTCGGCTTTTACCGTAATTTCAAACCAGCGATTCATTGTATTAATATTTAATTAGTTGATTTCTTTCCTTTCTCTATACTGTTTTTAAATCTTTCAGAACACCACTGCAAAACGTCCATCATCATCATCTCATTATTAGATAAGATACCTTTTATAACTAACGCCAATTGATGCTGTGACATTCGTTGGCTCATATCAAATCTTCTTTCCTCTTCATTTACTATCGTAGCCACGAAATACTTACACCCCTCCAAATGTGTCAGGGCTTCAATCATGGCTTCTTTAATCTCTTTTTCTTCCATCCTGTTTGTTTTTTTGGACAAAGATATGTCTTTTGATAATAAAAAAGATTTTAAATAACTTAATTTAGCTTATTTTTTTACTCTTCTGGCTCAACTGGTATGGACATGTTGAACTTTTTCCTGATAAATACCTCTGTTTCTTCATTAAACGGATAAGCCTCCTTAATGAAATTCATAGCCACCTCCATGTCGCCATCTGCTATATCCTTATACCTCTCAAAGATGCCAACCATGTCGTTGTTATATGAACGCTCTTGTTTTATATTGTACACGTATTTCAATACCCTATCTTTGATTTCATTGGCTTTTTTCACGGTGTCATTGAAGGTATTTATACTTGTCAATTCAGGGTTTTTATTTTTCTCATCTATCTTATTAAACTCTTCCTCGCTATATCCTGTTTCTCCTTTAACAGCCGGGCAAACACCCTCCTTCATGATCCAAAACTGTTCATACGATCCTGCCAGATATCTCGATTCTGTTTTAAATGCATTATACTTGACAAGCAAATTGGCCACCTCAGTTGCACCTTCTATGGTTCTAAAACCGATGCCGATATCTTTTAATACAAATAATGGAACTCCTGTTTTGGGGTACGAGATTTCTTTTTTGTTCTTTATATTCCAGTTTTTAGCTTCAATTGGAATACCTTTATTAGCAAGCTCTTTGTCTATATACAGACTTATGTCTTCGTCTGTCAATGCCGTAATCTCATCTCTGCTTAAATCAAAAACTGTTTTCATTTTTCTTTATTTATTAGATTAAACAACTTACTTCTTTGTTCAGGCTCCGTATATTCCACCCATATATCGGCTGCCACATTCCTCAGAAATTCCATAAAGTCTTGACGATCCCTGTATTCAGCAGAATCAATTTTCTTCACAAAACTTAGGATTTCCTTTAACATCTTGTTGTTTTCTTCAAGAAGTTCTCTGTCGGTCATGATCTTGTGAAAATATATTATTTAACACAAAATAGGTAGTAAATCATCTATGTACGCCCAACTCAAAATCTTGTCATAATGGCAAGATTTTACCCATTCATATTCAGAACGCCAATCAATACAAATGCAGACATTTCCGTCTCCATCCATGTGTTCAACCAAACAATCCTTTCCCAGTTCAGCTATGTCACATGGTTTGTGCCACACTGAGTTTATGCGCCATTCTGCACCTGTTATGAAGTCTTCACGGCAATTATCCTTGCGTAGAACATAATCGTCTGCATCCACTTCTTTGAGAACGCTTCTCCGAAAATGTGTTTTACCTATGGAATAATCTTTTGCTGCTTTTTCAATATCTTCTCGTTCCATTATTCATCTCCTTTCTCTTTGTCTTTAATTAAGTCAATAACATATTCGGTCCCAGTGTCAAAGCCCTTACTATAACCTTCTTCATATCCACTATCCTTAATACCTTTGTAGTAAAACGACCCAACACACAAGGCAAAGCCTATAGTGATCAATACCATTCCTAATCCGAAAAATGGATAAGCAAACGATATATGAAACGGCTTAAATTGGATTGATACGCCTGATGTAAGTGCGAATATAAATAAGAGAGAACAGGCCATTTGAAGTATTATCTTAATCATTCCTTGCCTCCTTTCGGTATCAAATCTTCAATGTATGCCCAACGGATAATTTCGGCTTTTTTATAAAAATTATCCCAATCCATTGAATCAGAGATTACGTTAAATCTGTCATTCTTACATTGAGTAAGATATTCCCTTTTCCTTTCCGGGCATTCTTTCACATCATGCCATACTGAGTTAATATTAGTCCGTGAATTAAACTCATTCCATCGCCTTGCTATCTCATTGCAAAGGACATTGGAACTTTCCACATCTCCCAAATGGATTTCTGCTATTTGGTAGTTCATGCCATCTTTGATACAAAGTTCTGCGTCCAATTCATCGGGACCCAACACACGCTTCCCTCTTGCCGGAATACATATCAGTTTCAATGTATCGGTGTCAAATTCGCCTTTTGCGTATGCCCAATTCAATTTTATTTTTGTCATTTCTTTACCTCCTTGATAAATGATTTGTAATACTTGCAGTTCTTGGCAGATTTCCTTGCTGTTATTCTCCGTTGCAGAGCTTTGCAGTACATCTGACAGTTCGGGCAAGCCTCGTAGTGTACACATTCGCTGCAATGCCTTTCGTCAGCATTTCCGAGGATGTAGGCAATTTCTTCATCCTTGCTCATGTTTTCCGGCTTCCCCTTTGCTTCCTCACGTAATTCGGAAATAATTTTATCAACTTCGGGGTTCGGGGCTTCGTATATCTGTTTCAATCGAAGTGCCTCTGACTTAATCCCCTTGAGAACTTTCTTGCTTATTTTCATTGTTCTATCCTTTCATTCTGCCTAAAAAGGCAAGTTTTAAAACATCGAACTCTTTCCCAATTACCGCAAACTCCAACATTGCGTTATCATCTGCAAGGTCATTAACTCTTAACACGGCATAACTTTCTCCTGATTCGGTTTGATAGGTGTCCAATTCAACAGAACTGATTATACATTCATCATTGCTCTTTCGGAAGAAACTATCAAGACTTTTGAGGATATGATTTTTCAAATAATCATCACCTATTGCAGCCGCAATCTTATCCTGCTTTCTTAATGCGTACCTCATAGTTTACTTTATTTATGCAATCATTTTACGACGAATCAGATTTATATTCTTTTTCACCAGTTTTACTATCTGATCGTGATACTCGCTTACGCCGTTACAGAAGGATCGGGACTGGACGATATCCAGTGTATTCAAGTTTACCTCTATCGTCTCCAATCGTTTTCCAGCCGTGTCCTTTGCCGATAATATCAGGCATTCCGGCCGTCTGTAGTATCCGTTCTGATATACGCAAATACTTCATTGCCACAGACATACCACTTCTTTTAACGTGATATATTCCATTTTCTACCGGATGCAGAGGAGCACCATAATGATTACAACAATGCAACGGTATGAATTTAGCTAATTCTGGGCAGTGTTTTATAATCACATCGTGATAGCAACCACTCAAGTATTCTTCGTATATTCCATATTTGTTTTTCCATCTAATATCGGCTATTATACTCCAGTCGCATATATTGTTATGACAATCGTCGTTCAACGATACTGTGGTTCGTATTCTATATTCGTTTCCGTTTTCTGTAAAGAATTTTGTACTTGAATAAATTAGTTTGTTTGCAGTTTCCATATTATTTTAGTTTAATCATTATACTTGTGAAAAATAAAATCGGCACAATTTCCCGCTATATTATTAGCGTCATTGCACCGATAAAATCCTTCTGTTTCCCAGTCTACATCTACGGGATATCCTTCTGCTTGTTTCAAGAAATTATTAATTTCCTTTTCTTCTTCATCCGATAAACCAGTATAATCACCATTTATCAGAGCACAAGCCCAATAAGCCGGAAGCCTGTATATTATTATCTCTATACTCATAACTTCATTAGTTTACAATGACAATCTTCAAATACAGGGACCAAACCCTGCTCTTTGAAATATGCGGTCGCTATTTTAAAAACGTACAAGGCAGGTCTTTCCTGGATATTTTGTTGTGTTTTATAAAGAGATATTGGTTGGCAAACATAGAATTTCTCATTACCAAGACATCCAAAAACTCTATCCATTGTAATTTCATTACAATTAGTACCACCCAGCATAATTAAATCGCATCCGGTCTTTCTGGTTCCCAAAATAAATATCTTGTTCTTGTTTTCAGGAAGCATAAATATTTCCTTATCAATCTTAAACCAATCACTCTGGCAACTTTCTACATCCCGGAGAACAATCTCATCAATCTCACGGGCATATTCTTCTTGTGTTTTCATAAGGCATATTGTTAATAATGATAACTGAATACGTTTCCTATTTTAATGACTGTTCCAGGCTTTAAACCTTGAACCCATTCTATTAGTGTTATTGGGTATTCTACAATATATCCCGAATATGAATCAATGTAAAAACGATATGGGTATCCACAAATCCCATATTTTACTGCATTAATAATATTATGTTTAGTCATACTTTTGTCAGCATTCATTTTATCTACCTCATTTTGTATAGCACGTATCCAGTCTACTTTTATATCCTCTACGTTACCATCGTAGACAATTTCATCATCAATCTCCCCCTTGTCAAATATTTTACCAAGACAAGGGTCATTTAGTAAATCCTTAATCTCTCTATTTCTGTCACATTCTTGTATTTCTTCCATGTAATCTATAGATGTGTCATTATAGGAGATTTCCTCATCCATGTATCTCCCTGTATATTTTGACTTTTCTTCTAATTCAAATATTATTCCATTCATAAAGCATTTTTTTTAAATGTAGTTATATAATTTCTGAATAAAATCACTCATGGCATCAGCATGTTCTCTAAGGTCATACCAATCCATTTTATCAACTTCCCAAGGTCTATTTTCCTTTATATATGGATAAGATATATCGGTGTCTCCTATCTTCAAATTAATCAACTCATCTATTATCGACTCAGGTTTACCGATGATAAAATACCAATACATTTCTCCCTTATCGTATTCTTCCAATTCGTTATTCCAAAACTCTTCTGACGTCATAGAAGGGCATTCACTTACTAACTTTTCCCAAGCATTACTGTTCTTATTTTTAGACCAATATACTTTTTTATTCTGTTCTGTGATAGGAATTTTTGCTATTTTCATATTTGCATAAATTCTAAAAGAAACTCCAACAATATGTTACGATAAATTCTCCCATCCCGTATTCAGCAAGCTGCTTAAACGATTCTATTCCATTACAATAATAAAAAACATCATCATTATCATCATCGTTGATACTCAGCGATAGTTTGATTGTCGTTCTTTTATCGTCTCCTGTCCCTTTCCATACAATCTGACATTCTACGTATTCAGGCTCCCTACCTGTTCTTTCTATAAATTCATGAAACCTTAAATCAATTTCATGTTTGACTTCTTCAATGTCGGATATTATCACCTCGTTTTCACAATCCCCGCAAATAGCATGCGCGAAAGATCCATCAAAATAATCTATTATTTTTCCGGTATTCGGATTTACTATGGCTTCACAGGCAACATTTGTTCCACCACATCTTGTACATATATATCCCATAATTATCTGTTTTTAAAATGTTCAATAATTTCATCTACTGTAGCCTTACGCCATGTAATACAGCCCGCGTCTCCCCTGAACCGGAACTCTTCGCATTTTACCCACCTGTCTCCTGTGGCGTCCGTCACTATCAGCCATTGACCTAAGTCAGTATTATTTGCTAATGCTGCTATAGCCAGAAACATATCATTATTGGTTCCACAATCTATCCATCCTTTATCCTTCCATGCTCTTGCTGATTTTTCTTGCAATTCCATGTATTTTAATATTTCTGGATTTGTGACTATGCAATTAGCTCCTTTTTCTTTCACCAGCCAACGATATCTTAATGATATGAGGCTTTCTCTCAATTCTTTGGTGTTCTTTCTGATAATACACCCTCGTGATCTCCCCATCTCCTTATTCTTTCAAGTTATGTTCTTCCATTATTTCTTCTATCAATTCGTCTGTTTCCATATAATATCCCCAACAAGAATCAATCTCTTCCCATTCTTCTTCCTCTTCATCCTCCCTGGATTCATCTTCGTATTTCTTGACAAATTTCACTTTCTTTTCAAGCACATACCCCTTTACATCTCCCCACATCCACATACCTATGGATTTCACTTCATCATCAATCAATTTATCAATTTGGGTTTCCCAATCGGAAGTATTATTACTAACCATTTTTGTGTACCTTTCCTTTGTACAAAAAGCTATACCTTCAATATAATCTCCTTGGCAATATCCTCTTGTGGACCATTCTTTGACAAATATATCCTTACCTAAGTTTGAAAGAATCTGAATCAATTCTTCTCGTTCCAAGTCTTCTATAAATTCATACGTATAATCATACGTGTAAAGATCTGATGGAGAAATGCTAAAAATTTCTTTATATCCCTTATGTTTAGTGTGTTGGTAATTGTCATACCATTCTAAATACCGCATTTTATCATGGTTATCATATCTCATTCGATAACCGTCAATCTTGCCTTTCTTAAAATAATTCAGCAAGTCTTTCCATTCAACATATTCACTAATAAGTTTATGTAGTGCATCTATAAGTGAGTGTCGGCTATCTCCGTATTTACCAAACACTTCTCTCCAATCGCACACATCTTGCAGTCGAGATAAATCGCTATATTCCCATAAGAAACATGCTGCCATATCCCAACTTTCACAAGGACATGCACTGTCAGTATCATAGTATATTTTTATACGATAATTCCCTACTTCTTTTGTTGTGATAAGTCCGTCTTCCATGTCTTTATATTTTAAATAGTTCCTAACTTTTTATCAATAAATTCATCTATTTCATCATAGTATGATCCATCAAAATCACAATTCCCATATTTCTCTGTAAACTCTTTAGCCCACTCTCGAATGATGTTAAACGCCTGTCCCCTGCTATACCCTTTTGGTCCTGTTAGATACTCCACAGCTTCCACCGATAACTCTTGTAGATTTCGTAAGTAATTCAAACCTATGCTATATGGTAGCTTACCTACTTCTATACATACATGATGACCTTGTTTAAAGGTATCCTGTAAATCTTCCAAACTTTCTATCAATGACTCGGACTCATCATCTACTCTCACCTTGTATAACTCAAAATCTTCATTTTCTGCCGACACCCATATCTTGTAGGCTTTTTCGTTGGACAATCTTTTCCAAACAAATCCGTCACTGAATACAATTAGGCTACCTGTTACTATCGTATTTTTCATAATCACTTTCTAATCTGTTACTCTGTAATAATAATCAAGCTCTTCTCCCTTAAAGTTGTTCATGGCATACTCGTCAGCTTCCCGCCACAACCGGTCATACAATGCAGCCAGTTCACGATTGCTTTCATAATGCTGCCAGATTTTATGATTCAATACCAGCGTCAATTCTGTAAAGAACTTATAATCGTCTTTCCATTCATTAAACGCTCTTTTGTAGGTATCTTTGACACCTGCTATACCATACTTGTCGGCTATGCTGAAATCTCCCCAAAAGGTGGTTATTAGGTCATAGCCGTTCTCCTGCATAAATTCTTTGAATGTCATAAACTATTATTTTAGGTATATAATTGCCTTATCTTATTAATGATCTCTTCCTTAAATTCGTAATACTCATATATACGACCTTTGTAGTCAGCTATCATTTCTTCAATCTTACTTTCGGATGCCCATAACCCATAATACACATAGCAATCCGATAATCTATCTACTGAAGAAACACCAATCAACATCATTTTGGAAAATGGATTTCCCTCTTTTTCCAATTCTTCTCTTGCTCTCTCTGTCACCGCATCCCACCATTGCCCTTCACACTTCTCTATCTCTCCGTTGTCAAGTACGATATCGAACTTTCTACCTCCGAAAGCTTCTCTTCTCTCATTTCTCTTTGCAAGGAAATCATAGAATATACCTCCTATCCTTCCAATAATGGTATCATCTCCGTACTTTGTACTAATTTTATCAGGCATTTCATCGAAGACGAGGTACTTATAGTCTCCTGATTCAACTACGTATAATAAATTCATGATCTATTCCTTTAGATGTAAGTTATGCCGCCAACCTTAATCTGCATTATATCGTTTTCAAGCATAATGAAATTATTTTGTTTTATGGATCCAAATATCAATCCATATACACTTACCGTATTAAACAGCCTAACAGTGTGAAAATCTTCATTTAGCTTTACTCTGTTTTTATCCCAATATCCCAAATCGTTGATAGTTATAGGGAATCCTCCTATGTTGTTATACCTGTAGTAATTGTTTTTATTGAAAACTATTTTCTTTATTAATAGGTTCCCGACGCTTTTCATGTTGAATCCGGACAACTCTATCTGTTCTGAAATATAATTAATCAAATTATTATGATACGTGTTTGGCTTATCTTCTCTCTTGTCAATGATTTTCTTCCATTTCTTCGTTAGTGGAACCATAATATCCATATATGTATTAAATACTACTATGGTGGGACATTCTTCTTCAAACTTAGTTAAATCTTCTACTCTCATAATTATCAAACTTTTGCATTATCATACAATTCTCTTGTATATGGACTGTATATTGTTCCAGATTCTACTGCCCCTGGCTCTACGGCCATCAATCCTACACCTACCTCATAATACAATTCAAGGTCTATTGGCATCATCGCCTCCTTCTTTGCTTCTTCTTCGCTTAAGCCGGAAAGCATCAAACATTCTACTTTGTTTGCATATGCAATAGGAAACCTCTCTGGATCTAATCTTACTGAAATTATTTCAGCATCCTCTGCACTATTAAGAACTAACTTATTTTTCATATTTATATTGTTTTCGCTGTTCACTATCTGATTAATATATGGGCCTGGCCACAAACAGCCAGGCTGACCTCATGCCAGGGCGGGCTCCGCCTTACTCTGGCTGTTCCACCCACTCCCTGTATCCCACGTTAAAACCAATAGGATCATACCTTTTGATCATAGTGCCATAATTCTCTCTACCGCAATACCTGTTCTTTCCTCCAATGATCCATGCCTCATCGTCTCTATCTGGAGATATTGAGTTAAGATACTTCTCATAATCTTTTCTACTCTTTCCCATCTTTGTCTTGATTTAAGCAATAGTTAATAAAATAAGCAACCTGTTCATTTTCCCCTGGATTGCTATAATCATAAAAAGTCATATCAGTATAATCCAGCATGACTACACGAAAATCGTTTTTTTTGACATACACTTCCGTTAAATACATAGAATTTCCATCAATTTCTATTATCACTGGAAACTGATCATCAAAGTCAAACGCGTTATTAGCTTCTTGCCATTCTTTAAACTCTTTAAATTTTAGCTTTACGCTTCCACCGTTCTCCGTTAATGCTTCTTTGATGTACTTTAATCTTTTTGCATTCAGATTGACCTCCGCTTCTTCTATTTCTTTATACAATTTATTTAGATCCATATTCCATTATATTTATGTTGTCAAATTTTTCTTTTATAATATCCAAGACACCATACTCGTTTGTTATCATAGCATGCTTTCCCGGCTTCATTCCTTTATTCTACTTATTTTTAAATTGTTGTTCTTACAGTATTCCTTTAGCCAACTATCCGTTAAATAGCGATTGACTCTATCATATTTCTTTTTCGGACCCTTGCTCCAGAATTTCCATTCGTTTGTAATATCGTTCCCATATTTATCAAACCAATAGATATAATATACTACGTTACCGTATAAATCCACTTTGTTTCTCTCCTGTATGATTACCTCGTAAGGCATTTCCTTGTCTCTTTTCTCCATCTTTATCCTCCTTTCTTAAAAAAAACGACACCTATCTTCACAGACCAGTGCCGGTAACTAACTTACATGGAAAACTACTTAACCTCAACTAATTCTACAGAGTTGTAGAATTTAGTGAAGCTACCAACAAATTCTCTTATATTATTGTATTCTTCTGGTCGTTTTCTGTTACCGTCTTTTACATAATTTACCCACAGTCTATCCTCTATGTTCTTAATCGCATTCTCTATCGTAAATTCGTCGCTGACGCTCATTAAACACGAAGACCCGGTTTTCTTATGTGGTTTATATATCCTTGAAAAAGACCACATTTTTATTCTATCATATATATATCCGTTGTTGGGATAAACGAATCCTATCCGGCTGTCACCTTCTTTGGCGTAAAATACACCCGGCTCCTTTCCGCCCTTTCTATATACCACAAATCCTTTTTCTTTTAGGATCTTAACTACTTTATCTAATTTGTTTTCTACGTTCATTTTCATGCAAAAATTTAAAAACGACCCTCATTATATCTCCAAAGTTCTCCACCTTAACCCACTCATTAGCCACTGCTCTAAGTACAGACGTTTCGTATGTTGGAACATTGTCTTCTTCAATCATCTTACAGGAAGCCAGAACTCCTTCGGTCGGCTTTAGTCCACGGTCATGCAGCTCGCAGAGACCGTCTGGCCGGCGGAATGCGCACCACCCGTCTTTCTCTGTCGGCTGGATCATCGCTATTGGTTTTTCCTTCACTGCAAGATACCCTACCATCCACATTGTTTCTTTTAACCTATCAGCGTATCCGGCATCTATGATAGCCTCTATGTCTTTTGGCGTACCAATACAAGGAACCTTACACATGTTCTTGCATTTATCACATGTACAAGGTTGCTCCCATCTATTATGATCTATGCCTACCAACTTCTTTATCCGTTCTACTTCCTCTTTCATGTCACACTTCTTTCGTTAGTTTATCATAATATGCTTTCAATTCCGGTGAAGCATATTCCATAAATGCCTCAAATAAACATGGTACTTCTACTATCGCGTATATAGCGCACCCTTTCATCGTTGAAAGCTGTTCAAGATCATTACTGTACAGGCACGTAACATAAGCACCTACATTAAATACATGTAAATCTATCCTTACGTATTCCATACATAAAGATAATGACTTAAACAAATCCTTTACATCATTCTTATCAAAGAGTTCTACAAATTCTCTCAATTTCATCTTACTACCCTTTCCACGTGTTTAATTAATACTACTGCCATCCCTTTGCCGGTTTTTATCGCACATTCCGATCCTTTTATCCATTCTACACATCCTACATACTTTTCTGTAGAATGAAAACCTGGATTGTATTTCCCGGATGTACTAAACTCTACCGTATCCCCTACCTTCAGATCCTCAAAAGCAATAGCCCATGTGGTCCAAATTCTATCATGTCTTCCAGGCTGAATGGCTCCGATTACGCCTTTCTTACGACCGTTTTTTATTGCCTTTAGTATTATCTTTCTATCACCTTCAATAAGGCTGCAAAAACGCCCATAAAAGGTCAAATCAACCTGTTTTCCTCCTATTTCTTCTCTTATTTTTGTTATTCTGTTCATTTTCTGATTTTGTTTTATTTTTTTCTTTGTTTTTTCTATCTTCTATAGAAGATGATAATAACATTATCTTTTCTATGTTACTTTTTGACTGTAAAAAAGAATCGCATTTCATTACTACTACGATCTTCTTAAGTTCCCCATTATCATACAGCGATACACGCATCATGTTTTGCGCCTCGTCCACTATCAGACCTGGAGTAGTCTTAGCCATTTTGCGTAGCTTATTATACTCCGGTCTTTCCATTTCCTCTGTTTATTACTCTATAGTATTTATCTTTATCTCCCTCTTCCAACTTCTCCAAATAGAAAATTCCATCATGCAAATGAGACAAACAAAACCTGTATCCGTATTTCTGTGTTCTTCTTACATGATCCCGCAATCTTATCTCTTCACTTTTGTCTTGTACTTTGATTTTAATACTGTCTCCTTCTTTGATTGTGTATAAAATAGTTTGAATCTCTTCTTTTTTCATCTTATAAAATATTTTAACGGCAGCACCTATACTCACGCACCACTACTGCCTTATGTTTAACAATTAAATACTTAACTCTTCAATGGTCAAGCCTTTTTCTTTTGCCCATTTTAACATCGAGCATAATTCTGTTTCTGATTTATATTTCGGATCACGCCACGCCCATCCGAATTTATCCAGGACATGATGATATAATTCGTCGGCCTTCGCTGTGTAAACGTCTTTGAATAAATATTCCGAACCTTCTGGTATAAGTGTTTCTATTGTTGCAAAATCAGAATACGACAAACATTCGTAAGCATGTCCTGTTATATCATTCCACGCTTTTTCGGCTTCAAATCCAAATTCTTTTACAAAAGCCAAAATTAGATACATATTTAATAATATTGTTACATCATATCCCGAATCCGACTTCTTTTCTATTATTTCCTTTTCAAATTCCTTTAAATCATCAGGTCCTAAAAAGATGTATCCTGATACTGACCGATTATTGGCTTCCGCATACTTCTTGCATTTATCATCATTGACAATCTTACCAATGTTAGATAACATCTTTTGCCTCCATTCATCACAAAATTCTACCTCCACATTCATCCAATCAGTATAATAATTGTATTCTCTCGGATGTCCGACCGATGTTACCTTTATGTTATTCACGCCATATCCGTAAAGGCGTTCACTTACCTCATTCGCCCATTCCTGTACAAAAGGAATAAACTTATTGCAATAAGAATCAAAATCAAAATCCGATTCTTCCTCATATTCCGGCATCTCTTCATAATCCTGTTCAAAGAAATAGCGAGGATCTGCTATTGTTTCATAGAAACTTACGTTAATGAAACAAAACTCGTTGGTTGTCGTTTTTAATATCATAGCTTTTTGTATTTACGTACATTTTTCTTGCCATAGAATCTACACATGGCACGAATCTGACTATAAAATACTTTTGTCCTCCTGGCCTCAAAGTATTTAAACATCTCTTCATTCCCTGTTTCCCACACGTAATCCGTTTGAGAACTCATGCGATCTTTCTCCTTGCGTGAATAATGGTAATATGATACCACAACACGTTTCATACCATTCTTTACAGGTACGATATTTACGTCTATACTATTCTCTGTCATATTATTATTGTTTTATGCATTATACAAATACAAAGAGCGCATACCTTCACAGGCCGGCGCTCCTTTCAATAAAAATGAAAAAACTAACATTAACATAAAAATACGTTTTCTACTTCTTATGTTTTAATCTTTTAATAGCATCCTTTCTTGAGTATGCCATTACTTTAGTACCATTAATATCAAATTCTTTTTCTGTTCTGACAATCTTTTCTCTTCTATATGTAGATTGCATTCCTTTTCCCCTTTTAGTATTTAGCACAAAGGCATCATCTCCGCACATTGCAGCTAATATCATAGGGAGCAACAGACCTCTGTATTTCATATTTTTCCTCCGCAATTATTATATCTACCATATTCGTTTCTTCCATCATTCCGTATTTCAAAAATCATCTTCTTATGATCTTTGCCTGGTAACTTATCCTTAACAGCCGATATTACACCAGCTATAGACGTAAAGCCTGAATCCGTTATTGAACATAGTAATAATCCCCTGTCATCGCTGGTGCTTATCGCTGACGCCTTTATAATATCATTCTTATATATTCTCATAACTTTTTTGTTTTATTGTTTGTGAGATGCCCAGAATCGAACCAGGACCGGTACATACATGCCGGCACGCCGCGTCATCCCCCTATATGATACAGAAATAGGCATGCCTATCCTCACGAACCGACATGCCAAAACCCAAAACTTAATTTGATGAATAAAATAGATTAACAAAAATACTATTCTAATTCTTTTATAATATCTTTCACAATATTCAGCCTTACCTCCTTCGTTTCTGGACTAAGACAACCAAACCACCCATAAAACGTTCTTGTTTCCTCTGGTTCTGTGGCCATACTTATCTTCTCCTCCAATTCCGGGAAATATATTCTCACCATTTCGTCTGAACGAAACTCATAGATATTTTTATGTGTTTTGAAATACATAAACACTACATTTCTTAACGCAACACATATGTATTCCCCATCCTCTAACCTATCAATCATCTCATATACCTTTTCCCATATGAATAATCGCTCTTCTTTTGTAAACATATCCTTCTTTATTTTTATGGTATTATTTGACTGTATGCAGACTTTTCCATGTACACAACACTATGCTCCTGTCCAAGTATTTTCTTTTCTGCCTCTTTCTTTATCGCACAATATCTCCCTGTACGATACGGATTCTTTTGATCTGATCCATCCTCGACTTCGATAATAAAACAGCCTCCGTCATCTATTATCTTTTTGCAATCGTCACATACTCCGCCCGTGCATATATGATGCGGCGCCTGACCTTTGATATTATTTCCTAATAAAGCAATCCCCATCTCTTCGCCACATATCATGCAGACTTCTATAGACGGATTCAATCCGTGCTCTGGGTGTAATGTGATACCATCTTTCATTTTCTTTCCTCCTTTGTTTTTAATGTTGTGTGAGATCGCCGGAATCGAACCGACCTGCTGCACCATGAATCCCATAAAGCAAACGCTCCGATCTTCGCAGACGGGAGCGTTCTGTCTAAAGCACAAGAAAATTAATGAAGAAAATTTTTCTCACTTACGACATAGCATCTAAAATAGCTATCAACACTATTTCTATGACAAGCATAATAGAGAATGTCTTAAATATCTTTTTCATATCTCCTCCTTTTTTATCTGTTCTTTTCACGTTCCACAATAAACTGTTCCGGCTCTGCTCCGACCTACGCCCTACCTACAACCGCAGGCCTTAACCCAAGGCGCCGCCTACTCCCCCTCTATGGCAGCCTGTTCGTACCTACAAATCCGGTCTCCATCTACGCAACTATCGCTATGTGATAACGAACATTCATCCTTATAACAATCATAAAAAACACACTCCTCACAACTGTAATCCCTAACTTCTATAAAGCTAACTACCTTAGCATATACTATACCATCACTGCCTTCTATTCCTCTTACCCCAAAAATGGAACCTTCTACTTCTTTACTTAAATCTAAATCGGGTGCAAAATCATATACGTTCATATTGTCCATATTTTAATTGTTAAACATTTCACTTACTACTAACCCATAGAATGCTGTTTTAAACTACCAATCTATTGAATTTTGTGGGAAAACCTACAGAATACTGTTTTAAAACTCTGATCTATTGAATTTTGTGGGAAAACCTACAGAATACTGTTTTAAAACTCTGATCTA